GTATCCCGGAATAGGCGACAGAATTACGGAAGGATATTCGTAGTAGTCAATAGCGTTGCCATCGGTTCCAATAGTGATCATTACAAATATAATGTTGGTAACAATAACGCTGTGAACATGTTTAAGGACGATAAATTCAATTTTTGGTGTCCTATTGGACGTATCGAAAAAGCCACAAACGAAGCGGGAGAACCTGTTATGCGTATTGGTGGTATCGCTTCAACTATGGATCGTGATGCTGATGGTGAATATCTTGACCCTTCGGGATTTGATGTCGAACCGCTGAAAAATTCAGGCATGGTTAATTGGCATCACCAAGCCAAGAACTCTCCAGCTGCTATTATTGGCGAGCCGTCAAAGGTTGAACTTCGTCCCGAGGGGCTTTGGATTGAAAGTGATTTGTATGCTTCATCGCCTATGGCCAATGAAGTTTATGAACTTGCCAAAACCCTTGAAGAAGACAGTAAAACGCGTCGCCTTGGGTATTCCATCGAGGGAAAGGTCCTGAAGCGCGGTTCTAATGACAAGAAATCGCCCCTTTACAACAAAATCGTTAAGGCTGTGATAACAGGCGTAGCAGTAACACATATGCCCAAGAATCCGCATACGTTTGTAAATATCATAAAAGGTGAGATTGACGCTGACGGAATAAAGGTGGATTTGGAGGAAGAAGAGGATAATGCCGAAGAGCGCGGTGGCAAAACCGAGAAAAAGGCCGTAAGCACAGAATCCGGTGCGGCGTTAATGCCGGAGTCAGTCGATGGCCAGCCGAAAAAAACGTTTTCCAAATCTTCCGTCATGGAAGCTATCTTCCGTGATATTCCAAATATTACAATACCGAACGCGCATGAAGTGTACACACTAATTAAAAATATATCGGTTATGAACAAACGCAAATCCATCACTTCCGAGGACATCGAGAAGGCATATGCCGCTTTGGGGCTTGCGCCCGAGGGCAACGCTTCTGATGCCGAAGACGTGCAGAAAGGTGATGACGCCGACGGTCAAATGGGTGAGGAAGACGAAACCCATGATGACGAGCCGCGTCACAACGCCGCCAACATGCGTAATGCCAAGGCAGGCAAGAAGGAGGAATCTGAAGAAGAAACCGAGGATGACGACGAAGGCTTTGAGCAGTGCGACAAGAACGGTGCCAAGATGAAAAAGGGTGATAACGCTGACCTCCTGAAAGCTATTCAGGGTGTTGGTAACGACTTCAAGTCGTACATCAAAGCTACGGCCGTCTTGGTGAACGATCTTCGCCAGAAACGCTCTGAGGACGCTAAGCGTATTGCTGAACTGGAGGACGTCGTCAAAGGCCAGACCGAGGTTATTGAGGGCTTCGCCGCTAAACTGGAACGCTACGGCAGCGAGGTGCCGCGTCCGAAATCGCTGCGCTCGGCTACGGTTATCGACCGTGCGTTTGCTAAGGGTGCCGACAAGGGCGACATCGAAAAGGGCGGCGATACCACCCGTATCTCGCTCCGCGAGAACCCCCGCGCCGTTGCTTCGCTGCTCGACCAGGCGTCGTTCGCTAAGGGCTACGACAAGGAGTATGGCGATGCGCTTTTGGCGTTTGAGGCGCGTCCTGCTGACGGTCTCCCCAAAAACATCATTACCCGTCTCAAGGCTGAGACCGGGTACGAGGTAGTAGAGTAAACACCCAAACAATTTCCATAACATAATCAATTCCGAATCATGGACAGACTTTCTATCAATCTTGCCGACTATGGCATCCAAGCACGTGGTGCCCAGTACGGCTCGTCCAGCCAGGAAGAGGTCGCTATGCTGAACAAAGCCCTCGAAGCAACCGACATCACGGGTCGTCAAACGACGAACTTGACCGATGCTTCGGGTGCTCCGCTGAAGGTGGAGTCGCTGGAGCGTACTCTGAAACACCTGACGTTCCGCGAGAGCGACATCGTTCTCTGGAAGAACCTGCCGAAAAAGGCCGCCTACAACACCGTTGAGGAGTACAACCAGCTGGCATCGTATGGTGCTGACCGCGGTGGCTTCACCAACGAGGGCGAACTCCCCGACGAGGAAGACTCGATCTACATCCGCCGGGCTCAGCTGGTGAAATACCTCGGCGTAACCAAGTCCGTGACGCACCAGATGACCCTCGTCAACACGATGGTGGGCAACATCATGGAGCGCACCATCAAGGACGGTACGCTGTGGATTCTCCGCAAGCTGAACAAGTCGCTGTATTTCGGCAACTCGGACATTATCCCGCAGGAGTTCAACGGTCTTCTGGCTCAGCAGCTGCAGTCGGACGCATGGAGCGGTCTGGACGCTTACCTCAACTCCGAGAACGTGATCGACCTTCGCGGTCGTGGCCTGACCGAGGATCCCATCGAGAGCGCTGCCAACTCGATCGTCGAGAACTACGGCCTCGGCACGGAGCTGTACGCTCCCCCCGCCGTGCTGTCGGACTTCGTCAAGACGTTCTACGGCAACAAGTTCATCCAGCCTAACACCGCCCAGACCAGTGCTGGTATCATGGGTCAGCGCGTTCAGGCATTCGACTCGCAGTTCGGCCGCATCGGCCTCAACTACGATGTCTTCTTCAAGAAGGCGCCGTTCAAGATGGCTGGCGCTCAGTCCACGCATCCGAAGTCGCCTGCTGCTCCCGCGTGGGATACCAGCACTCCGACTGCAGTTGTGTCCGACGTGACGACCTCGAAGTTCAATTCGGAGGATGCTGGCAACTACGTTTACGCAGTTGCTGCCATCAACCGCCACGGTGAGTCGTCGCTGGTGGTTAACGAGACCCCGGTTGCCGTTACGGCAGGATCGGCTGTCGATCTCAAGTTCTCGATCGTGGACAATGCGCACCCGGCTACGGGCTATCGCATTTACCGCACGAAGAAAGGCGGTACCAAGGACAGCAAGTTCTACCCGATCTTCGACATTTCGGTGGCCGAGCTGAAACTTGGCTATGCAGGCGCTGCCGGCGATCTGTGCCGTGACAACAACTACTTCCTGCCCGACTGCGACCAGGCATTCCTGGTACAGTTCGACAACGAGGTCATCGAGTTCGCTCAGCTGGCTCCGCTGATGAAGATGGACCTGGCGATTCTGTCGCCCGCATACCGCTTCATGGTGCTGCTGTACGGTACGCCGTTCCTGTACGCACCGAAGAAGATGGTTCGTATCATCAACATCGGTCGCGCTTCCAACTAACGCAACAATCGTTCAACCGAGAAACAGGGGTGGGGGTAGCCCCGCTCCTGTTTTTCATTAAATCGTAAACCATGAAACTGAAAACCAGTAACGCGTCCCTGTACGGTTCGCGTCTTACCGTTCCTGTTGACGGTACTATTCAAATCGACCACAATGGCGAAATCAACGTATCCGAAGCCTGCGCCCGTCATCTGCTGACGCTCCCCGAATGGGCGGTCGTTGATAAGGTCGCGAAGGAAGAGGCCACTCCGGTCGCCGAGGACCAGGACAAGACCATCATCGACCAGATTCGTGCCATGTCGCTCGAAGAGATGCTCGAAACTGCCGCCGAGGCTGAGTACCCCGAGGACGAGTACAAGAAGTTCAAGAAGAACGCCAAATTGATGGCAGCCTACCTGGTGAAGAAATACAAGGCCGCTGTCACCGCCGAGGAGTAGTTTCCTCGTCTTACCGTTACGACTCGCAAAACAGACCAAAATGACTCTTCAATTAGATATCCTCTATAACAAGAATGAGGGCCTTGTGATAAGTCCTTCGGAGTTGACTGAAAACTATCTTTTCGGCATTCCGATGTGCTCGCCCGACGGTCAGCGGGTTTCGGAGTCTTCCATCAAGACCCAAATCAAGGTAGCCCAGGCCCGCGTCGAACACCTGCTTTCTATCAAACTCAAGAAGCAGGTTATTGAGGAAAGCCGTGACTACATTCGCGAAGAGTGGAACAATTGGGGTTTCGTCCGTGCGATGTACCCTGTGGTCTGTATTCATTCGTTGTGCGGTTTTATCAACTCTGTAATGCAGACCCGCTACCCTGCGGAGTGGTTATCTATCAAGAAGATCGCTTCGGTGGCCGTGTATCGTAATATTTCGCTGATTCCTAATTCGGGCAGCGGAAAAGGCGCCATTATGACGCAAAATTCGTACGTTTACAACGGTATCGCTCCGAACTTAGGGTGGTTTGGTCAAAAGTACATTCCCAACTATTGGCGGTTGAAATACGTCACCGGATGGGACCAGATACCTGCCGATCTGCTGGATTTTATATCCAAGTTGGCGTCGTTAAACGTTCTTGCAGTGCTGGGTGATGTACTATACGGCGTGGGCATGTCGTCAGTGAGTATTTCGCTTGATGGGGTGTCACAAAACACGCCGTTGACACGTTCGGCGCAGGGCGGCCTTTTCGGCGGCCGCATCAAACAATACCTCGACGAACTGAACCAACAATTGCCGAACTTGAAGAACCAATACCGCGGTATAGCTTTTGAAGTCCTGTAATGGCTAAGAAACAACCCATATTGAGCGCCTCGCTCATCGATACCCCACCCGTGAGCCTGACCCCCGCGCAACCGGGGCGTCCGGCCGTGGGATGGGATGTCGGGCGTTTTGAACGCCTTATCTACGACCAGGGGTATGACGCCTACATCGACCGCGCTATGCGTTGTCCGTGCGTTGACAAGACCAGCGGACAGGCATCGTCAACGTGTCAAAACTGCTACGGGCGCGGATGGTTCTTCGTCAATCGCCGCGAGACACGTCTTATTGCCCAGACCATGGGTAATCGCCGTAAGTATGAAGAATGGAGCGAACTCAACATCGGTACGGCGGCTATCACCGCTCGCGCCGTGGACCGTATGGGATTTATGGACCGCGTCGTACTGTTGGACCTGGAGGGATATTTCTCTGAGATATTACGGCCGACAATCTATCGTAATGAACTGTTTGCCTATCCGGTGTACGAACCGCTGGAGGTGACGGATATCTTCCTCCACGTAGCCGACGGCGAACCGTTACGGCCGCTTACCACAGCCGAGTTCCGTTTGGATAAGAACAGGGTCGTTTTCAACAAGGATTTAATCGGCATGGTAGAAAGTAACGACCCTAACGCTAAAGTCGGTAATTTGACCGTTTCCATTCGTTACAAGCACTATCCTGTATATCACATAATCGACGTTGATCGTGAACTAATGCAAGTACGCGAGGGTAAGCCTTGTGCCACGCGCCGTGAAGCGTTGACAGCCATGCCTGTAAAGGTAGTTGGACGTAAGGCCGAATATGTGTTTCCGCCCATGCGCTATGGCGACGTTCCGTACGATAACACCGTGAAGTAATGGCACGGCCCATCAACATAGACGTTAGCGGTTTAGGCGCTCAGTTTGGCCTCACACAGGCCCAGATAGACGACCTAACTGAACTTTGTGTTCAAGCCGTTACGGCTGCTGTGTATGCCAACTGGCAAGCACTGGCCAAACAAGGGTTGAATTCAACACGTCCAGAGTACCTCCAAAATCTTAACATAATAGACCGCGGCCGATTCGCAAAGTCGATTGTCCTGACAGGGGAATTACCTGTGATGCTGGAGGCCGGGGCAACCCCTTTCGACCAGAAGGAGTATTTCCAGCGATCATCACGAGTCCGCCACACTGTACCCGTATTACGTAAGGACGGCACGGTACTACGTCCTGGCGGCGATTGGTATTTGACCATTCCGTTCCGTCATGGCACGCCAGGCACAGTAGGTCAAGCAGGCTTTTCTGACGAAATGCCTCAAGAGGTTTACGACGTGGTTCGTACGTTCGTAACCGGGCAGCGGCTACGTGCCTCGCAGATTCCTACGCCGTATAATATCCCAACCGAACGCCGGGCCATTGCCGCAACGGATCGTTCGCCTGCCTACGCGGCATATTTGCGTAAGCACTCCATTTACGAGGGTATTACTAAGCAAACGGGCGTTTATGCGCGTACAACCCAGAATATGTACGTTTCGTTCCGGCGCGCTTCGAAGAACAGTGATCCGCTCAGCTGGATATTCCCGGGACTGGCAGCACGGCGGTTCTCCGACAAGGCCATCGACCAAACAGACATCGAAACCATAGTACACAACGAATCGGTAAACTTTTTGGAGAACTTATGAAAGTAGATGCACTGATACTCCCCGAGGTGATTATCGCCCGCGTATTGACGGCCATCGTGAAGATGATACGCGACGATATCGCGTTGGCCACGCCGCAAGAAGTCCGGAACACTATCCTCTTCCAGCTGCTTGGTGAGAACGAAGACGGCCAAACCATCCACATGAACGCCTACAACTATTTCCGTCAGGCGGTGAAAATATTCTCTAATCCGGCGAATTTGGAGGTCCACCTGGGATACAATGCCCAGGTCACGACCGCCCTGGCCGTTCACATCATTTTGCCTGGCGAACAAGCCGCTAACGCCCCTCTGGGTGAGGGGCAGGAGTGGGACACGGAGGCCGACCAGTTCATGTACACGCAGTGGATGGATGCGCAGTACCAAATTCTCATCACGTCGGATAACGCCTCGGAGGCCATGATAGCCTACAACGTACTCAAAGCCATGTTGCTGATATACGCCCCGAATCTCGACTTGGTAGGTTTACGCATCCCGCGAGTATCGGGCGGTGATATCATCCTTCAACAGGATATAATTCCGCCAACGGTATTCCACAAAGCCCTCACGCTGGCGTTCAAATACGAGGTCACTGTTCCAACAAGATTGCGCTCCCAAGTCGTAAAGGCCATCAGCTACAATTATAACATTTGCGACCCGTTTAGCGGTGAAGTGATAATCCCGGGCGACGGTAAAACCGAATAAAACCAAACTTTCTAAACATATAACATTATGAGTACTGTGGTAACGATGAATGGCAAAACCTACGTTGAGCCGGGTTCGTACGCAATCACTGTCTATCAGCCTACCTCGGTAGTCAACGTGGCCTCGTTTGGCCGCGTCATGATTATCGACACGGGCCTCTCTCAGGAGAAGGCAGGCGACGCGACGTACGAGTTCGCTGGCGGCGCGGGTATTGCCGGCGTTGACGCTTCCGGGCGCAAGGCCATTTACGCTTTCGAGAATTTCGAAGACTTCTCAGACTTCATGGGTGGCGGCATGATTACCGATTTGGCGCAAAAACTGTTTACGCCTATCGACGGTTCGCTGGGTACGCCGCGCCTGTACTACACCCGCGCTGCTGCTACTACTCCGGCGAAACTTACCATCGGCAGTGGTAACAACAGCATCGTCCTTACGTGCTTGAATGAGGGCGTTGTTGGTAATGGTATCGCCAAGGGTGACATGAGTGAATTGTCGAACGGAACGCTGGAGAACCTGAAGGTCGGCTATGCTTTGGCCATTAAGGCAGGTGTTGACGATACGTCGAAATTTATTGCTACGATTTATCGCGGTAACTATCGCGGTACGGACGCTGCAGGCGAACCTTATGGCACTTATACATTTGCACAGGCTTATGGTGAGATGGTAGCCCAGTCGGGTGAGATTGGCACCTACGACGAACTCTACAACTGGCTCATCACTTCGTCGATGGTTATGGCTAATTTCCGTCCTACTAAGGGTTCGACGTTTGTAGGTACTACGGCTATCGAGGCTATGGAACCGACGGCGTTTGCTGGTGGTACGACCTCTTATCAGGGCTCTAAGGGTGAGAACGAGTACTACCCCGACGTGTTGGAGGCTATCCGCGAACTGGAGGTTACGTTCTTCCTGTGTACGGACTACGGCGTGGTGAACGGAACCAAGGCTTCTTCGAACGGCAAACTGTTCACGTTCCTGAAGAACGACGCCAAGTTTGACGAGTTTATGTTCGTGGCTGGCGGCGAGGGTAAGACCGATCTGCTCACTACCAATACCGTTACGCAGACTTCGCAGGCGCTGGCCGTTCACTACAACGACGAAAAGGTAATAATCGTCCACGGTTCGCCGACGGTGGCTCGCAAGGACGGTAACGGAACCAAGAACCTGCCGTCGATTTACCTGGCCGCTGCTATCATGGGTCTGAATGCTGGTATGGCTGCCCAGACGCCCGTTACATTCAAGCGCGTGGGATACGACGCCTACGCCTACGACCTTACGTTCAGCGAGCGTGTTAAGGCGCTTCAGGCAGGTATTATGCACGTTCGCGAAGTTTCGGGTTATTATCGCGTCAATCAAGGTATTACGTCGTTGCAAAACAACAAGCAGACTATTGCCGAAGACGGTCAAACGTTTGAGTTGTCGATTGCTCTCATCAAGGCTCAACTCAACAAGGAGCTGATTCTCGACGGCCAGACGCGCTTCACTGGCAATACGGCAGCACAGGCTTCACCTAATACCGTGAAGGACTTCACCGAAACCAAACTGACGTCGCTCGTGGCTAAGGTTGGTGACGACAACCTGATTATCTCGTGGAAGAACGTAAATGTTTCGGCTAAGAACGGCGATTACAAGGTCACATATGACTTCGTTCCGAACGTTCCGGTTAACAAGACGTTCTTCGTCGGAAACATGCTCGACTATGTGTTTAACTCGTAATTAAAGAAAGGAGCGATATATGTCGAATCAAAGAGTTATGACTGCGCCGCTTGCGATTATCCGCATCAACAGTGTCGCCGTCGGTAAAATGAAGAACGTTCGCGTGACGGAGAACATCCGCCGCGGACGCGTCGTGGGCCTCGGTAGTCTCACCCCCAGTGAGGTTCCGGCGGTGGAGTGGAGCGGGTCGCTGAGCTGCAGTTCGTACTCCATCAATTTCAACCGCCTGGCCAACGTATCAAAGAAAGGTACTTTCCGCCAGACCACCAGCGTCGAAGAGTGGGCCAACGCCATCCTGCTTCAGGAGGAGGGCCTGGAGTTCGCTATTCAGCGTAAGGTGAAGGACGGGGAAATCGACCCCGAAACGGGACTCGTAAAGGCGACCTATGAAACGTTCGCCCTGGTAAAGGGAGCGTTCGCTACGCGGGAGGGCTTCGACATCCAGGAGGGGCAAATCTCTGGTCGCGATACCGAGTTCGAGTACATCACCCCTATCCTCTTTGACGGTATCAGCGAGTAGAACTGCGTTGTGTACCAACACCAAGTATAAAGAGAGTGCTACGAAAGACCCGTGGCGCTCTCTTTATTGTTAAACAAAATAGTCCTAAAAATGGAAGATTACAAGAAACAACTCTCCGAGGTGAAAGCGGTAGAATTCCGGGGTGCAAAACTCAACGTCAAGTTCCCGAACGTCGGTGAGATGATCGACATCGAAAACCTCAAAACTGCGTACTCTGGCGGCCGTTACGGCGTTATGCTGGCCAGCGGCGTGAAGAGTATGATTTATGCCGTGGACGTTATCGACGCCATGGCATTTATCGAAATCAAACTCAAGGCCGTCCGCAATATGCTGAACATCCCCGAGAGCCAGTCGATGATGAGCGTTGATTCGGCGCTGGCGTCGGAACTCACGGCGTGGTACAAGCAGCAGATTGCTCCGTGGTACAACTCGATGATGTCGAAACTGTATGAGGCAGGAAACGCTCAGCCGTCTCTCAACGCCAAAGGCGGAGCCGACGCTTAACGACACGTTGGATCGGAGCGTCGAGCGGTGGCTGACGCGGTTTCCACTCGACCTTTGGTGGCGAAGAAAACACGGCGTATCCTTCGGGTCGCCGCAACATCGGGCAATGAGTTTCTTCGACCAGTTACACGAGTACCGCGAAGAAGTACTACTGCAACGTATGGCGCGTGAAAGACAAGAACGCGAGGTCATGGGTGATGACTACGATTCGCGGGTTTTGCGGCTGAGCCAGGAAGAAATCGACGAGGACTACGACAGTATCAACTTGGATGACTTTTAACGCAGATAACAATGGCCGAAAGGGACATAACAGTTAATATCAACGGTAACGGTTCTGGAGGTACTGGCGCACCTGCTACGCCTCCAGAACCGCCTACTACGGGAGGTGGTGATGTGCGGTTGAGTGCGTCTATTTCGGACCTTGTAAGTGAACTGCGCGGCGCATTATCACAAGGCGGCGGTCCGATGTTTGGCCAAAGCGGTTTCAACAGCTATCTCGATAGCGTTGGACGTAGTATCGTCACTCAGCGACAGGCTGAAATCCGGAATCGCTTCGACTTGGAGCGTGAGGTGAACAGCAGCCGTTACGCGGAGGAAGTGGCTAAACTCGATGCCGAACGTGAAGCGCGTGTCGGCCGCTATTCTTTTGCGCCTGATGGTACGTTGTTCAGCCCCGACGGTAAACCGTTGCCGTCAGGTAAAACTATTGCGCAAGACCTTAATGCGTGGTACAATCCGCGCTTGCGAGCCATTGAACAGCAATACGGAGGAATTGACGAGCGTTTAGCCTCCGAAGAGTCCAGTGAGCGTGCTGCTGTAGAACGCGAAATGACGGACGCATTGCGGACCGTTGCGGAGGAGTTACGAAAAGAGTCGCGCGAAAAATCTTCTGGGGATGAAGATTCTTACATAGGACGGCTGCGTCTTCAGCGAAAAGAACTCGTTGACGACATGGAACGCGCCGCCACTGAAGATGAATACGTGACAGCGCGGCGTCGATTGCAAGAGTTTGATCAACGTCAGCCCGGCGCAGACATTATTGGAGGCGGCGTGTCAAGATTAGCTATTGGCGGTGCAGGCGTAGCCTCATCGGCAGTAGGCGGTGATGTTATTGGCACTTTAGCAGGCGGCGCTGCGCTGTTGACTTCGGTGATGGCTGGTGCTTTACCGGCAGCGATAGTTGCCGCCGTTGTAACAGCCGTTGGAAGGGTGGTTACAGCTACGTCGGATCGTATTGAAGGAGCTGTTGAATTGGCAAACTATCGCGGCCTGTGGGGTGGTCGTACAGGCGGTGAAGCTATGTACAGCGCCGCCGGAGCGGTCATAGATGCCCGAACCCGTGGACTTTATGGCGAACCCGTTACTCGTAAGCAATTAGGCATAAGCGACGCTGAATTTATCCAAAAAGCGGTAGATGTTATTGCTACAAGCGGCGTGTTGGCTGATACGCAGAACCGCGTATTCTATGCTCGCGCCAACGAAGGAACCTATAATTTAGAGCAGGGCGCTCTAATTCGGGCGGCGCGTTATGAGCGTTATGGCACGGAAACTTCTTCCAGCGCCATGATTAAACTCATAGAGCAGCTGGAACAACTCAGAAATCGTGGCGTTGATACGGGAATTGGCGGAGAACTTGGTTATGCCCGCGCTCGTGAACGCCTGGAAATGCAACAACAACAACTGGAATATTACTACAACCGTTACAATCGGCCGGATTACGTTGTAGCGAACGCGACGCAAGTGGCGTATTCGTCGCAAATGGGTAATGCCGTTCAAGATGCGCGACTGGGCAATGCTGTTCAGGCCATAGACGCTGCCATAGCCAACGGACAAGGAGCACAACAAGCCTACACACTGATGGCTTTGCAATCGTCCGATATCGGTAAGCGTTTAGGGCTTGATAAGATGTCGCTGAGTACACTGCGATGGGTTCCTAAAAGCCCACAGTCATTCGGCCTCAGTGAGATCGAACTAAATAGCGCCGTGCTCCAGCAATTAGCCCGTCAAGGCGGCTTGAATCCTGAAGAGGCGACGTGGGAGCAGTTGTTCAACAATCCGTTCATAAATCAGTATATTACAGAAAACTTCGGTAATATACCTTTGGAACAGCTAAAGCAGATTATTCCTGGATTGGCTTCAGGACGTACTGCTGCTGAATATCGCCGTTCGGTTGCCGCACAGCGAGCGCCTTCTTCGGTATTGACGGACAGCAAACCAACGCTGTCAGACGTGGCCGCTCGCCGACAAGCACAAAACGTAACTGATATGGCTGGTTTACGTACCTTGGCTGGTGAAATAGAAGATTCCATGAAAGAGTTCTTCACCGGAATATTAGCCAAGGTATCGCGCGATTATATGACCGATAGTAACGACGTTTATAAAGGCGAGTGGTAATGGCTTCAAATGCGAAAAAGACCTATGTTGATATCGTCCACGATCAAAAACAAATCAAGACGATAACCGAGTTTTGCGCCTTCTACAAGATAACAGGTATCACTCCAGAACGGCTCTTTGACGACAACCGCATTGCTATCTTCAATGCTATGTCGTTAATGGATAAAATACAATATGCAGCTTCGAAGGGGAAGAGCGGTGCTGCAAACGCAATGACGCCTGGTGATCTGGAATATACCATGACACTACCCCGTTTTTGTGTCATTCGCGTTTATTACCAAAACGTAACTCCCGACAATGTCATATATGCCACTAACATGGTCAGTAACGTTACTGACTACAAGGCATGGAGCGACGAACGGTTGAAGGAAATAACTGAAAATTCAGGCTATGTAGCCAACGCCGTTACGCAGAGTTATGTTAAAATGGCGCCAAACGTTCGTGTTGTTGGATGGTTTAAGGTCAAGGAATTTCTGCATTCCGAAACCAACAATCCTCAAGCCTTTGTGGATATATCCCGTTACGTCAGTTACATGACCACTAATGTAACTGAAACAGGCGGCAACTTCTCGCTATCGTTACCGTTCGTTCCAGCCGATCCTACGAAGTTGCTTGTTAAAACCTCCAACGGCGGCCAAGAGATAATGAACCAATTGGAAGCCGCCACCGATGATTATTACAAAGCCACTTTCCGTCAGGGGAACTTCTATGAGTTCAACTACTTTGATTGGTTAATTTCTCCAAACGATATTCTGTTCTTGCGTTTTGAACGTCTGGCCATGGAGGAAGACATTGATCAAGACAGTGAGGTACGTATTGCTGGTGGCGTATGGGATATGATAGCGCTGGTCGATGCCGTTACCACTAACACCGATGCGTTTGGTAACGTCATTAACATACAAGTTTCAGGCCGCGACCTAATGAAGCTATTAATAGATGACGGTTCGTATTTCTATTCAGTGAGCGTGCAAGCCGACGCCGAGACAATGTTCCCAAACGTCGCTGGCGTGAAAAATACTCGGTTTGGCGATCGTAACAATGATTTGCTCAACATAGCTAACGCAGTCGATCGGGTTCGTGCTAATAGCGGTTATATTATGCCATTTCAACAACTGTATTGGACAGTTGAAAGTGTGCTGAAAAAAACTATTTTGCGGTTGGCGAATATTGCTATCGCCCCTAATGATGTGTTCAAGGATTGGGGTGACGCACGTAGTACCATAACTGATTACAAGACCAACCCTGAATCACCCGAAAAAAAGCTGGTAAACGATGGCAAGTGATTTGGCAGTATTTCCTGTTTGGAGGAAAGATTGGATACAAGGCTACGGAACCCCCGATCGCCCTATTGTTGTTTCGTGCGTACAGGGGCATCGCAAGTTACAAATTGGCGATAAATTGAAAGTGAGCTATCATCGTGGTTTGGATTTTGCATTGCCCATTGGGACGGTATTGCTGGCTCCGGAATATTGCCTTGTAGCTGAAGTAAATACCAATCCAAAGAAGTCTGGAGGCGTTTATATACGGCTACTGTTTCCTGCTCAATGGCCCGATATTAATGCCATAGCCTCCAGCGATATTGGCTTTGGTTTTTCTATTGCCAAGAAAGCGTTGCACAACGCATTAGCTGAAAAATCTATACGCAACGGCGCTTACGTAGAGGTTTGGCTGATGCACTTGGATAGTGTTTACAGTAATACAAAGAAGGGGGAATGGATTAAAGCCGGAACCGCTATCGCTACAACAGGAAACACGGGTGATACCACAGGTCCGCACTTGCACATCCAAATAGGTTTGCCAGGCAGTGGCGAATGGCTTATGCCTGCGCAATTCATGAGTCGTTGCAGTTTTAAATTATCTGAACAGGATAAAAAATATCAGTTTGCCTACGACGATCAGGTGGCCCCCTACAGTTGGCCGCAATCTGAAAAACTTGGCTACCGTCCTGAGCAGGGGAATGATAACTTTGCCACAAATGACGAATGGCGAAGAAATTGGTTGTGGCGTGCGGAATTAAGGGCTGGAAGCGACGAGAAATTGCCCTACTCCAATAACGCTACGGAACCTGTTGAAATAGAAAAAGTCTCGGCGCCTGAAAACGCGCGTGCTACCAGTGATTTATTGCCGGGGATTTGGCAAATAGTGAAGCTAATCATTGACGACAACGCCGCTTTTCGTCAAGTATTCGATACTACAATCACCAACTCGACAGGTTCGCTGTTGAATTGGTTCAATAAGGTATGCCAAAAACCATTTGTGGAGTTTATGGGCGATACGTGGGGTGATCAATATTACTTCACTGCTCGTCGGCCACCATTCGATGCTGCAGCCGTTAAGGAAGCCTACGCCGATGCACTTTACAGCAACAACGGCTATTTGTCGATACACCCAAACAAGGTACTGAGTACGTCGCTGACGTGGAGCGTGAACACAGCGTATTCGTGGTATCGCTTAGCAGCCAGTGTTGGGTTTAACAACAACGATGATATTGGCGGCATACCTGCTGTATTCTTCCCTGAGATGGCAGCGTTGTTTGGTTCACGTGTTTGTAATATTCAGAGCAATTACGTGAATCTAATAGCCGATGGCAGTTCGGCCATTCACAATCAAGATAAGGAAGTTGCCGATACTACGAAAGAAAACGTGATACGTTCTCACTATCGCTGTTTATTGGATCTTAAATACCTTATCGAAAGCACAATCTACGTACCCTTTACACGACAGGGAACGATAACGCTTTACGGCGATCGTCGTATAAAACGTGGTTCGTGGGTGTATTTCGTTCCTACAGGAGAATTATATTACGTTGAACAGGTCTCCAACACGTTTAAAAGCGTTGGCGATTCCATTCAGCGTACAACGTCACTTCAGGTTTCACACGGTATGTTTGTGCGCAATATCGAAAGCGCTTGGCGTAATGGAGAATACGACAAGAATTTGCCTTATAGCTACTTCGATATTGTTGATTTTGGCGATCAGGATTCTTGGAAAAATATTGGCGTCAAGAATTCGGAAGGCTATCCAAACGAGTTGTTTCGTTTTGTCGCTGATTTTAAGATTCGTAAGGAAGTGCTGGACTACTTTTGGAGCAAGAAACAGGTCTTGGAAACGCGAACAAATCTTTACATGACGGAGGAGGAATTAAATGAGGGTTAATGCACAAACGCCACAAAAGAGGCCGTTGTATGCCACGGCTGGCGTAGGATACGTTGTTTTACCGCTAACAGATGTAGATCGTCAAACCTACATAGAAAACTGTTTACGTACCTGTACCGTAACTATTCAAGGCGGTCCGGGACGTTCCATATACCAGAATGTGCCAATTGCTCCGGAGGTTTTGCAAATGGTCGAATTTCCAGTAGATACTGAATCGTTTGGCACGCCAGTAATATGGGTAGTAGATGATTTACAACAATGGCCTGTGGTTGTTAATTATCTAAACCTAACCGAATTGGACCAACAACAGATTGGTCAACGGCGTTTTCGAAAGCAAATTGGCGATTCAATAGTCGAGTTTATATTGGATGCCGCCAATAGCGAAATAGACATCATGGTCTCCGGTACAGCAAATACGCCGGGTGAACTCAACATCAAAGTAACATCGCCCAATGGCGATTCTAAGGTTAATTTGTACTCCGACGGCGACGTTAGCGTTTCAGGAACCAAATCAGTGCAAGTTACAAGCGCTCAAAAAATAGTGGCCAATATTATCGACGGCGTTGATACGGAAGAGGGTGTTGAGGTTACATTAGAGGGCGATTCCCTTTCGTATAAGACCAAGAACAGTAAATCCACCTTCACCGTAAAGGGCGATAAGGCTTCATTCAACGGCGGTGAAAACCGCGGCGTGGTAAATATCGCACAAATAGAATCGTTGGTAAAGGCTCTGCAAAAGGACCTGTTGATTGCTTCGTCGGGTTCGAACCTTTCCAGTTGGATGGCCAGCGAAATGCCAAAAATGGAGGACAAGAAATTATCACATTAACACCATGGGAAAGTTAGGAATTGATCCTAAGATGGTTATTCGCGCTACGTGTAAGAAATACATCGACACGCTACCTACAGACCAAGCAGAAGCCTACGTCGAAGAAATGCAATCATCCGTTGGCGATGCCATACAACAGAAGATAGACGAGGCTGAAACATGGCTCACAGCAGCCGAAACCTCTGCTCAGAACGCCATCGACGCTTGCACCACGCTGGCTGTTCAGGCCGTATGTGCTGACCCTATGGCGGGTGTAGCTTCAGCGGGCGTTATCGCTTCCGCTAAGTCGGGTGCGGCTACGGCTAAGGCCACCGTCGCTACCGGCAACGCCGCAGTACAACAGGTGATACGAATCGTTGGCGGTTTCATGCTACCGCTACCTGCTCCAGTAACCGCTGCGGCGCAACTACTGGCTTCTGCTGACAAAGCGCTGTCGGCGCTGCCCTTGTGACAAGTATAATTGATGTAAATTTACGACGATGCCGACCATAGCAGGAACAGTTCTGAATAAAGCCAAAGGTGACTTCACCACCGCGGCGAGCGACGCGCTCGTTACGATGGGACGTGGGTTGGTACACGCCATTGCACCCGACGACTATGAGTACTACATGTGTACGTTGGAGTTGCTTCGTTCAAGTGGAGAAACAGCGGCTTTTATGAATCTGCCTGTGATGCCCAGTAACATCACCGAAAGTCGGACTTCGCTTACTACTATCACCAAAACCAACAACGTGGTAGTGTCGATGATTAATCCGTCGTTTAATCCCGTTGATATTTCGTTACGCGGGACGTTTGGTCGTAAGTTACGTATTTCGTTCGGCCAGCAACAATTTAAGGATCAAGCCGAGGAGGGGGCATCTATTCCGTTCTTCAACATCGGCATGTTTACGGGAGCCGCCGGAGTGGGCGATAACCGCACGATGATAGCCAAAACGGGGTACGGCCTTACCAAGATGATGCAGAAAATCCTCACTGCGGCTACGAAATTAGACCCTAACGGAAAGCCCTATCGGCTGGTGTTTACCAACCACGCCTTCAACACGGCATATTACGTGGAGGTCGTACAGGATAACTATTCGATGGATGAGAACAACAACATGATTTGGAACTACTCCATCGAACTCCGCGCTGTAGCGGCCTATACTACCATCAAATCGGTAAACGACTTCCTGGGGCAGGTTATGAATCAATCGTTGAGTAGAAGTGTAACGCGGGTACTGGGGCAGGTTAGCGACCTGTTGACTTGCGGCGTCATGAATATGTTTTAGCCATGCTTATTCCCGAATACATAATCCGCTTTTCTAACGTCACGAAATATCGCCTGACGGAGTTTCTGGAGCGATATCAGGACTTCTTTGATAACGATTATCCGTCTATAAATCAATACTTTTCTGGTTTAAGCGAAAGTATTGACCATGATCGTTTACGTCGTTTGCAGAAGCTGCTCAACGACTGTCATGAACTTCAAGCCCAGTTTAAGAACTACGATAATCGCTTCGACAATTGCGGGTATTGGTTGTTGATGGAATGGATAGACAACCTGGTTATCCAGGTGGAAAAGGTTACGAAGTTGCCTAAGTTTCGTCGCACTACACTTACGGCCCGTAATTACAAGCCTGTTATCCAAGTGGAATCTACTATTGGCGCACAGCGTACGATGGAGGATTTATCGGCGGCTATCCAGTCTAACGGCATGGATCGTGTTTCATGGGAGCAACTGATGTTGGATAACGACCTGGAAGAAGACCAATGGGAAATCGACGAGTTGAAACCTGTAACCGCCATGGTGAATAACATAACCCCGGCGGCAGTAAAGACTATTCTCGAACCTCCGATTGGCGAACAGGTCTATGGCAAGGACATCGCCCGGAAGATTACTATCGAAGTAGAAGAGGAAGTGGCAACAAAGGCCGTTTTCCGACGTTCTGGCGACGAAACGACCGTTACCTCGGCCCGGCGTATAGGCGACCTGAAAATCGTTAAATACAAGGACAACATCGACCAAAAAGTGATGATACTTATGGGAATGAACCGCGGTACGGTTCCTGATAACCCGCTGTTGGGGGTTGACCCTAACCTGACAGCTGGAGTTACTGCGGCTCAGTTGGCTCTACCTACGGTTCGTCGTCAGATGGTAGATACGTTCCTTCAGGACGACCTGTTTGAGTCGGTCGATATGATAGCTATCGAACAGAATCAAGACTCGTTAGTTTGCACACTGGAAATTAAGACAAAGTACAACGATAAGGTGACCAAAAAAGTAAAACTATGATAACGCAAATAACGTCCATCGAGGAGTTAAAACAGATATGGCTGGAAATACTCCTGAACAAAACCGACAAGATATCCGATGTATCGGCCGAGTCGGTTTTGAATGCCATAGCCTACGCCGATTCAAAGATCGGTCAGAAGATTATGGTTAATCAGGCGGTTATCGAGGGTCACATCTTTCCGGATACGGCTGCTGGAGAATATCTTGATGCGTTGGCTGCGTTACGGGGTGTTGCGCCGCGTTTTGAAGCGGCTCCCGCTACTACCTACGTTCGTGTGATTGGCGACCCGGGAACGTTCTACCAGGCAGGAACGATGTTCACCTCGACGACGGGGTTAACGTTCGTTTCTACGGAAGATGTCACCATTGGTGGTGTTGACGATACAGATGGTGTGGTAGTAAACTCGCGACTGGCGTATATCCCTGTTCGTTGTACGAAGTCTGGTGCTAATACCAACGTTCCGCCGCTGTCGTTAAACCGCGTTAATCCTACTCCGTCAGGGCATCAAAGTTGCACCAACGAATACCAAGCCACAGGCGGCCGCGACCAGGAAGACGACGAAACGTTCCGTATTCGTATCAAAGAAAGCGTCAATCAACTGGCGATGAACACGCTTGCGCAGTTGGAGCAGGTGCTGATGAAAATCAACCCGCGGGTGCTGCGGGTATTGAAAGGCGGATATGGTGAAACGCAGACCACCGGGTCGGCCGCTGAAAGCCGCATCAACCTTACGGTGGTTTCGGTCAACGGTCAGAACTTTACCCAGGAGGAGTTCGACGAAATGTACTCCCGCGCTGAGGAATATCTGTGCTTGACCGACCTGTTGCGTGTTTCTATCGCCGGAGCGCGTTATCCGGCTATCAACCTGCGTAACGTAAACTGGCTGGCCGTGAATGTTGACTTTCGTGTTGATATCGACCCGGCCTACAATACCGACGACGTCCGTACCCAGATTCAACTCCAAATGAACAAACTGTTCGACTACCGCTTCTGGGAGCCGGGCGACAAGGTGGAATGGGAGGATATGTTGTATGTCGTTAAGAATGTCGAGGGTGTACGCTACGTTCCTGATACGCATTTCAATCCCAGCTATGACATCAACGTGCCCGAGTACACGTTACCGCGCATACGCAGTTTCGTGATGCGCGACCTGGACGGCAACGTGATTATCGATAACAACGGCGTTCTTTCCGAGGTGTTCTACCCTAACGTCGAAAACGCAAACTATCAAGCAACTGTGTTAATGTCCATCTGATATGAATCTCACCACCTCCATACGTAGCAAAGTCGTTATTTCGCCATCGAACGAGGTAACGATTATGGCCGAGGCCGCAGGTAAACTGCCTGAAATCTACGAGGCAGAGATTCTCCAGGGACCTAAGACCATCAACAATACGAAAGGTGTTCAAGGCGACCTGATGATAAGCCTGGACAAACCGCCCGCCGACGCTTCGCTTACGAGTGATGGGCGGTTGCTGTTGACGGTTACGGATGGTGAAGAAACAAAGTATCGCCGTGATGGAGCCGACCTGGTATATGACCGTACTGAAGACCCCGAACTTAGCAACGTAATGGAAGCCGTAGGTGACCAGCTGTTGGTGGCAATTACGTGTGATATATCGGGCCGAGTATCGTTGACAGAGTTTGTTGACGAATTAACAGATGGCGATCCTGCGGATGTCGTGCGGTTATTCCAGGTATCGGCTGACGGTATTTTCTGGACCGAGTGGGTAGAACTTACCAATGAAGCTCTCCAAGCACTGGACCCTATCACGGCCGACGGTACGATGATGGTCTCGATACAGTACATGCGCCAAGGCGGTGATACACCTATCGAGTTCAAGTCTGTTATGTTTACAGGTACGGTGGAACCTATACAATTTGTGGCCCCTACCATCGACGAGTCGATATTCGCTTCCGTGGCGTCGTCGGAGCAAACTAAGCGTATCGAACGCAACCTGTTCAAGAAGTTGTACTACCGCGGTGTGATGGCGCAATACGTTACGCGCGGTGCTGATCGTAATTACATTGAAGACCGTGATTATGTGTCGTTGTTTTCTACAGTGGGGCGTTTCTTCGCCATGATGGTGTCATTCGCCAAACGGTTTGAAAACATTTACAATGACTTCGACCTGTTGCGCGAATACGTTCGCCAAATAGGGTTGTATTTCGATGAAAAGAGCGTTACACTGGAAGAACTCCAATATCTGGCCTCACACTACTACGACGAAATCCGCAAACGCGGTACGTCAATGGTATTCGCTCGTAAGGGTGACGGCCGCCCCTACAACGGCGAATTTGTGCGGCTGTTTGGTATTGCAGATAGCGACGAGTTGCTAACCGACAACTTGCCTGCCTCGAAGATGGGGTGGTGCTTGGGACAATCTTCACCTATGTATCGCGGCGTTGGTAATTCTAACCAACTGAACAAAACTCGTGAGACATCACCCGACTTTGAGTCATTAGACGATTTTGTAACTACGGGAAACGTCGCTATTGAAGAGATCACTGACCAGTACATTGTAGGTTATGATCGTGAAAAGAAAACCCCAGTTTACAAAAACAAGGTTTGTCTGAAGATTACCGGCAGCGGCGGGCTTGGCCGTGGCGATGCTACCCCAGTAGATGATCGCGTGTATTGCGCTGACTGCAATCTTTCATACGAGGTTTCGTTCTGGATGAAGAGTGACGGTAAAGGAACATTGGATTTTGGTATCGAGGGTTTCAACATCTTCAAGACGGCAATCGCTGGAAGTTTCGCTCGCTTGGATTCCATGCAGGTGACAGATTATTTTGCTAACGAACTGCCTCTTTCCACCCTAAAGGCCAATACATGGTATCATGTCCGCGGCATCATCCATGCTTACAGCACGAAGCCTGTAACCGTCAATGTGCCGGGCCTTAATATTGCTCCGCATTTAGGAACCCAGCTGTATTACAACAACTATTCCGTCGAGTACATTCTCCCAAAGATTCAACTCGGTGGCGACGACGCTACGGCTACACTCTACATATGGGACTATAAGATACGCCCGCTGGTTTATGGCCGTAACATCCTTCCGCTGAAGGAAACGCTCCGCGTCGATGCCCGTTCCAACGGTTTCATTCAGTCGCAACGATTATTCTACATCTTCTTGAAGAATAACAACAATACGATGTCCCAAGCCCAGTTGGAACAAATCGTGAATAAGTACTTGATTCCGTATGGATTCCAGCCTGTATTCGTTTACGGTACGACGCCTGTTAATACGTCCACTACGCCGTCTGAATTCACGCCATATCTGGTCTTGACGCCAAATTCAATTATCATAGATGTAAACGGCAATAGCAGCCTTGTGGACCTGAAGACCAACACTAACGTCATTAAAGTCGAATAGATATGTCGAAACTGAAACTGTCACCGAACCTCTTTTTGGAGGTAGCCGAATTGGAAAACTTTCGCCGCCTGATGGTGGACGAAGGCTACAAGGCGGTGTTTAAGTCCATGGTAAAAAATTTCGGAATCGCTCGCGATTCCGACAACAATGCTTTTGAAATTACGGCCACTGGCGAAGCGAACGTTGTCTCGATTGCGCCGGGCGTGGCGTGGACTAAGGAATTCGACCGTATCATCAGCCGTGAAGCTGTAACACTTCAGGCCATTCAATCCGAAACTAAAACGTGGGTCATCCTTTCGCGCGCCATCACCAACTACGAGGCCGGGACGGTTTCCGTTACTACTGACGGTACACTCACGGGCATAGGGACCGAATTTACCAAGGTTCTTCGTGGCGGCGATAATTTCCCGAACGCCGTCAAGTTTATCGACTCCACCAAGAATGTTCTCAATTACGAGGTTATAAATGTAGTTTCTGACACGTCGGCCGTTATTGCTGCTCCGGCCGTGGCTGAAAGCAACCTGCGCTACGGCGTGGTAGGGGCGTTCACGCCGGGTTTTGTGCCGTCATCGGCCAATGAACTCATATACGAATATGACTCGTTCCAGGTACGGATGGTGCAGTCGGATACGATTCCTGAAGTACAAGCAGGCGAAGAATTTATAATCGCCCAATTGAATTGGGAAAGCGGTGAAATGTCTATTGTCGATATGCGTAATTCGTGCACGTTCAATGTAGAGCCAACGGAAGAAATATCTGCAGCCTCTTCCAATATTGTCAGCGTGCTCAACGTGGAGCGTTACGGTAATATGCTGCGTATTGCCGTTGAGAACGGCTACACCATTACGGGCTTCGAAGTTAGGGCGTCGGATCTCCAGTTCCGTATCTTGGAGGGGAGCAACAACGTCCTGGGTACAGTATCAAGTGCAAGTGGGACTATCCCATCATCGGTATTTGCCGGATGGACGCTATTTAATCGCGCCACTGGAAAGGGTGTAAGAATCGTTGATAACGCCAATACTACCCTTACGCTGGCTTCATGGAGCGATGATATCGCTCTTGGTGAGGGAGACGACTTCGTTATCGTACCTACGGTGGCTGACATTGAATACCAACTAACGGCTTCTGGAGCGACTACATGGCGCGGCATTCGTACCACGGCTCGCTTCCCGGTAACGGACGCACAGGCTAATATCTTCGTTCCGCTAAACAGCGGTCAAACCTCTCTCTTGTTGCGCTATCGTGATGTTGATGGTCGCAACGCAAGCGCCTTCAAGATGTTTCCGTCGGCGGGGTATAAGGACCACATCGACGATATGCCTAAAATATTGACGAACTCTGTTTTTACCGTTAATCTATGATGCTCTTTCTTACAGGCGCACCGAACTCGCTGATGACGTCGCCCGATGCGCCTCAAAACGATCCCCGAATGAGCCTGGGTGGCTATGTGAGTTCAACCCCGGTTCCTAATTCGGCGTTAAACGCGTTGTTCGACCAAGTGTCGTTACTCACACTTCAAAATCGCCCAGCGGAGTGCATGGCGTTCGCGCTTATCAACAAGAATGCACAACCTGCTGCTGACGTTGAAATCAAGATTGTAGGAGCCGACGATGACCTCTGCCAGTTTGAGATAGCTGCTGTGGCAGTGAAGAATCTGCAAATGGAATCGCTGCGTAGTCGCTATCAGTTACCTATCGGTGCCACGTTCTACAACGCCGACTTCCGCCGTGCTGGTGTACAAGTGACCATACAATCGCCTGCAGCGCTCGGCGAGGAGTTTGTACTGGAGCCGTTCAATATTCTCGTCAAATCGCCCGAAACGGCCGATTACGAGGGAACATTTAACGCCGTTAAGGCAGCGTTCGCTGACAGTTCGGTTTGGCAAGTAGTGTACGTGAGTGAAAAGGTCTTTCGCATCGAACGCAAGGACTACGAAGCTATTGATCCGTTCCCTGTTAGTGTCATGGCCGAAGAGGATGGCAAGATACGTTTGGAGTTTGATGGCGAATTTCGTAATGCCATTAACAATACGCTGCTGGTAGCCGAAACGCTGCAGCCTGATGATTGTATTGGACTGTGGATAAAACGTACTATCAAAGAAACAGCGCATAAGACTTGTGAACAGCTGTTCAAAGAGTACGACGAAAAAGTCAAAGAGGAAACTCTGGAACGTATTTCGATCATTGTCAATTATAACCTTGTTGACACTCGTGAATATAGCGACGAGTACAACGAACAAGATTATTCATAGCCATATGCCACTGTCTTATAACGAAGTCCGGAAACTCATCCTTCAAACCCTCGACGAACGGCCGCAGGGGACTAAGGTTGAAGTCCCCAACCAACAAAACTACGAGTTGGCGTTGTTGGATTATGTTCAGCAGCTTGAAACAACAATGAGTACGTCTATTGTTGGTATCGCTGACGCTGAAACGGAACCTATTGAACCGCCTTCGGCTCGTGTTGCATACCTGTCTCAGGTTGGGGTCAATCAAACCGTTACCTACAGAAAGTTCGTCGATGCCCAGTTAAACCCCATAACGGTGACGACTGATGAGACTCACGTGGGTTTCGTTGTACTGTTTTGGAATACCAACTACTGGCAGGTTCAAACGGTAATGATCCCAGCGTATTCGGCTGGTGGCGAGGTGGAGATCGGAGCCGTGCGGTTTGACATCGCACAGGAACTCAAGACCAACGAACAGCAACAAGCACGTGAAAATATCAACGCCGCTTCGCAAGATAGCGTTGATGAATTAGCCAACGTGGTATATACGCAATACACTGACTTAACCTCTCAAGCAATTCCCGATATTTTCGAAGAAAACGTTGAGACGGAGGTCACATTGGCTTGGGAGACTAAGTTTAACGATCAACCCATAACGCCTGATTCGATTGAAGTCCGAAAGGGTGATGCTGTTCTCGTTACTGATCCTGATGTAAAGAGCGTCACTGATAACATCAGTACTACGCAGGAGTATGAAATAACGGCCGTAATAAAGGGCATTGTTAAGACCGTAACGGTTACGGTAAACGCTTACAGGCGTATGTATTTCGATGCTTCACCGAAGGAAAGTATTGAATCAGCAGACGTTCTTGGCATGTATCAGCAACCTATCAAGCCATCTCCCGCCGGAGAAGTTACGGTGGATGTTGGTGCTAACGAATACCTGTGGCTCTGTGTTCCTGATGATATGACTATCAACAGCGTAACGTCGGGTGGTTTTGATGTGCCGATGGCGCTTCCGATAATAGTGACAGTTGAGGGAAAGGGCAATTACAAGTGCTACCGCAGCGCAGGACCGTGGGCAGCAGGTCGTTTTAACGGTATAATCGAATAACCAATATGGCTGAGATCAATATATACGGATTACTTCACTCAAAAACCGCCGATGGGAAATTGGCGAGGTCGGAGCAGATTTTCGATGAAAGTGAACAAAAATTTCAAAACGAAATTAACGCAAAAAGCGTTCGGTCGGAATCAGTACGAGGTGTTGAAGTAGTGACAGAAGCGCCTATGATAAACGACAATATTTTGTACATCGAGGCAAAACTTGACGAAAATGGCCAATAAAAAAATAACAGACTTGATCTTTAACGGTCGCCAGTTAGTGGCGTCTGAAGAAATCAGTCGTGTTGTATTTAATGGCAAAATAATCTGGCCTTATCAAGCTGGTAAGCCGACCATACAGCGGATTGTCTTAAATGGCGAGGTGTTATTTAAGCGCGAACGTCCTTATTTGGAGATCGAGAAGCAGTCCGTTTGGCTTACACAAGAAAACGATTGGTTCGGACAAAATAATATATACACAAATACTTCGTTTAACGTGGAATAATTCCACATGCAAAAAAAAAACTATGGTTGATGTAACAAAAAGCTACGTCATCTGTACCCCGGGTTCAGGTTCAGGCGACACCCAATTAACGCTTAAAGCTAAAACTGCCAACAATGGCAACCGATTGAACCAAACGGATAATTTCACAATTACCGCCCCTGGGGTAAGCCCCAACAAGACATTCTCAGCTATCTTACAGGCTGCTGCTGAATTTGTGTCGTTTGACGACGGATCTGAGGCATCAGTTCCCAAAGAAGGCGGTTCGGTTGTATTGGACGGTATGTCCAACACCGACATCATTACGTTCTCGAAAGGTGCGGGAGACATTATTACCGCCGATATCGCAGCGATCAGCTATCAGGCTAACGGTGCCAGCGCTACTTCCGGAGTAGCTATCCCGAGCGATCCGGGTGCAACGAAGAAATTTGCGTTCGTTTTGACGCTTACGGCATCTAAGAACACAACCATTTCGGAGCGTACTCAGCAAATCACTGCCACTACGAAAGGCACTAAAACTGCCACGATCACGCTCAAGCAGGCATCGGGTGATCCTTATCTTACCATCAACAAGGAAAGCGTCAATGTTCCTCAGGATGGTTCAGGCGTAACACTCGATGTAACGACCAACACCACGTTCACTGTTTCGTAGCGTTACCAAACTGTATCATCCCGGAGGTTAGTTATTTACTGCCTCCGGGAATAATTAAAACTGTGTATGGCTATTCAGAAAACAACAATTGCTTGGGGCGATGGATCTGGCGACAATTTTTATGTGTCGTTTGATCCAGCTAAGTTACCAGGAACAACCTCTGTTGAAGTGACATCAGATACAAACTATACAGGATCTCAACGTCAGAAGATTGTAACTTTCACCACCAATGCGCCAAATGTTTCTGCCGAAGCACAAGTTTCACGGCAGTTGAAGGTCATACAACTAAGCGATAATCTTGTTATTGCTACATGGGATACAGCTCAGACGGTGGGTCTTTATGAAAATACCAAAGCCGGATTCCCCAAAAGTTAGAAAAACCTTTCATTAACACATTAACAACAAAGTATTATGGCAAACACCGAGAAAATTCAGGCCCTTATCGCCAAAATTCGCGAGAGCCTGCAGATCACTCCCTACGCTACGATGGAGACGGTCAACGATTTGCTTGAGATCGTTGATCTGAAACTGGCCGACGCTTCGACGGGCGGTGGCGGAAGTCAAGTCAACTGGGGCGACGTTCAAGGCAAGCCCAACATGGATGACTACGCCAAAAAGACCGATCTTGAGTCTTACGCTCAAAAAACGGAACTGCTGAAGACCATCACCCTTACGGGAACGGCCAACGGCAGCGGAACGGTCGAAGGCACTGCCTGCAACATCACTACCACGGCAGGAAAATAAACTACGGTAGGATATGTGGATTATCTTCAACAAGCTAATCCCTGTTAAGGGGTTCTGGATGATGACCTTGTGGTTCATTATCTTCGTTCGTGAAGATACGGCGCATGGGCGCAATATCCCGGAAGCTATTTATCGTCATGAACGTCGTCACTGGCACCAGGTTCTTCAAATCATGATTACCTCTTTTGCGTTGTTCCTTGCAACGTGGCTCATATACGATTACAACCCTTGGTGGTGGTTGCTTTGGGTAGTGTCGTATTATGCCGTGTATGTGGTATGCTGGTTGATTGAAATCCTGCTTCCGCCGTACAACATGGCGTATAAGAACATCTGTTTCGAAACCGAATGCCAGTACACCCAGGATGACCCTGATTATTCACGTCACTTCTGGAATCATTGGTTTGGGTGGGTTAAGTACATTTCGAATAAGAAATACCCTCCTAAGCGGTAACGATAGCAGGTCAGCAAAGAGAGGCCCCGGTTCACGCCGGGGTCTTTCGCGTTGTAGGGCCGAAATTCTCATTGGCAGCGAGTTTTTATTTACGTGCCTATACACGTACCCCATCGAAGCGTTTTGCGTCGCCTAATGTCCTACAACGTTTATGTGGTTACCAAAGCGTGCAACGGTGTTCGGGATAAACAGGGGTAAACCACTTCAACGACACGCGACCCATACAGCAAGAAGCCACATTGGCAGTAGGGGGAAAGGGGGTAAACCTCCTTCGCTATATCCCCCACCAGCAAGAGAATGTGATGTGCGTGCGTAAGGCATGTGATTTTGAAACGAAATTGTTGAAAAGATGACTGTAAATGAATGGAGATTCAAGATATGCGTGAAAGCGCGTGATGAATGGCGAAAGAATCCTCAAAGCTACAACGGTATGTGTCCGTTGTTGATAAATACGATAATCAAAAATGGCTATGAGGAAACTGATGACAAGGAATTCAACAAATTGATGCTCGCGTTGATTCGTCATAGAGGATGCAGTAGGCCAACGGTGTCTGAACTTATCCCAGCGTTTGTACGTCCTGATGACGCCAATTCAGAAGCGTTCCTTTTTTGGTGGATTATTGCTGAAAAACAACGCCGCATGGAGTTTCTTGAATATTTGGTGTCTTATTACGCCAGCGTCGTTGACAAAGAAAGTTAGCCATGGTATTTCGAAGAACAAAGACCAGTGTCACGGCTTGGAGCGTTATCCGTGAATACATGTCTAAGTGCTCGTATGGCAGTTTGGTAACACAGAAAGCCATACGAGCCATATTGGAGGAACGTGCAGAAAATTATCGTAAGTACGGTTCGGTTACCACCATGAATGCCTATTTCAATCTCATGGCTGGTGCAGGGTATATACGCCATTCTCCCCGACATGGAATTTGGGTGGTTGTTAAACCTGTACCGAGCGACCTTACAGCGTCAAAGTTAAAGATTCAGTACAGCAACCGCTCACAGCGGCGGGGATATGCATATGGCAGCCTACAGGATAGAAATAGTTCGCGTAAACTTTTTTGAGTACTCATTTGTCGGGTGCGATAGCTTGGGTAAACGTATTGTGGCCAAGGCGCTCACGTATCGTAACCCGAGCCCTTTTGCGTACTCGGACACAATACAGATGTTTGACCGTCGGGCGTTCACGTTTAAGGTCGGGATGTTGCCGACGTTGATTAAAAAACTTTCGTCCGCTGGCCGCGAGTACCTATTGACGGACTACGATTTTAAGCTACCACGCTCGGTGAAGATTGACGAGCGACTGAGTGGAAAGTACATCCACCAGCGGCGGGCTGTAGAGGCGTTTTTCCGGCGACGTATAGGTATTATCGTCGTTCCAACGCGCGGTGGTAAGACCTTTATTGCCGGCGAGTGCATACGTATCTTCTTGAAGACCGAAGCCGTATCGCACAAGGTCCTTTTCTTGGTGGATAGTAAAACCCTATTCCAGCAGGCCATAGATGATTTTACGCGCTATTTTGAACCTTACGGCGGAATCGAGATTGGCGAGATACGTGCTGGACGTGTTGATACCGAAAAGCGTGTAACCGTTGGCATGATACAAACTATCCAATCGACGCTCTCCAAACGCTGTACCGAAACCGGAAAGAAGAACAAACTCAAGAACTTTTTGAAGAGCCTGCGGTTTTTGATTGTGGATGAGATTCACGATAACGCTTCGGCTCCTAAGTTGAGGATATACAAAAGTTGCAAGCACCTCACGCACCAGCTAAGCCTTTCAGCTACGCCGTATCGCGCAGAAGCGTTCGTGGAGAACTTGCATCTTAAAGCCTGGAGTGGCGATGTGGTATATCGTATCAAGGAAGAAACGCTGCGCGAACGCGGCGTATTGACCGAGTACAAGGTATTTCTGCTGGCCTTAGAACAGGATGCCCGCGCTATCAGCGCCGCTACCTACATGGCATATCAAAAGGCGTTGATATTCAACTCTCAGATTCGTGACGCTATCGTCGTTAAAGTCATCGAGATGTGCCGTGACCGCGGGTTTAAGACGCTGGTGATGTTTCAATCCGTGGACCACGGCCGTCATATCAGCGAACTCACCGGGTGTACTTTTATCCATGGCGATACTGACAACGAGGAGCGCGAACGCGTCAAAAACGAGTTTTTGGAGCGTACCGATGGTGGTGTACTTATGGCGTCTAATATCTTCAAGAAAGGCGTTACGCTACCGGAGGTTGAAATACTTTTCAACGTCGATGGAGGTCTTGAAAACGCCAACACAATCCAGCGCAAAGGGCGTGTTCTTGGCGCTACGGAAGCTAAGATGCGTTCGGCCGTCATTGACTTTATAGACATTGATGACGCCTATTTCTCGGAGCACTCATCGACACGGTTAAATACCTACGTTAAGGCCGTCGGCGAGGATGGTATTGGAATACTGGACACGGCGGTTGATAACTGGTTAAATACTCTTGAACGATGGCTGACGATTTGGTTATCCGTAAACCTGCACTCTACCGATACGCCGTGAGGCTGTTGGTGGACGTGTTGTACCAGATGGGGTGCGATATGCGTCAGACATTCCGCGTGAACGATACTGACATCCACGCGTGGAATCACTTCATAGAACGTTACGCCTCCGCTACCGAGGACTTCACCCGGCGTTTCATTCTGTTTCAATTACAATGTCGTTACGGCGAGCGTTCTGGCTTATCACGCAAGACGCTAAGTCGTACACGATTGACGTGGCTGGTCAGTAAGGCGGCCATAAAATCGTGGGAAAAGGTCTATCCGACGTCGGCCGCGCGTTTTGTGGCTAAGGGGCTGAAAAGCCGTTTTGACGTCTCTACGCTCAAGAGCGAGACCGAGTTACCAACGTTATTAGTTAGGCTTATAGACCGCGAAGAAAAAGCCAAAGCGGCGTTTTACAGCACTAATAAGGGGTTTGCGTGGTGTATCGTGAATACGACGTTATATCACCACCGGAGCCCTTGGTGTGCGACGTGTAAATTCAAGGAACAGTGCAAGAAACTACTGGGTAAAAACTACCCTCTTGCGTACAAAATACGAGGATATGCTTAAAGATAGACTATCGTCCAACCTAATCACCGAGCTGTTTTCGGCAGCTATTCGTAAACGTTCGGTTTTCGATATATTGAATCAATATCTGCGCTTTTCGTATCTTCAGGTTGAGGCTGAAAAGAAAGTGTGGAAAAAGATGACTGAACGGTATTCTAAAACCGGGCGCGTACCGACCATCGGTCAGTTGCAACAGGCTTTTCTGGATGACGAGGGGGTTTTGGAATTAATCGAGAATATACGCGACGTAGATGTTACGGACGAAGACATTCCGTCGTTGATAGCTTCGCTGGAAGCGTACATTCGCCAGATGAAATTCCTCGACGCTAACGACCGTATCGCCGATTCCTACAACATGGGCGATAAGGAAAAGGCATATAATATCCTAATTAAAGCGGCTGAGGAAATATCACACTTTACCATCCAGGACGCTAAATACGACCGCGTGTTCAGCGACTTCAACCGTCGTCAGCTGGAACGGCGGAGTACCGACTGGAATTATCGTTTCAAAATTCCTACTTGCATTGACGAATTGGATTACAAGTTAGGCGGTTCCAATGGCGGCCCTGAAACGGGTGAGGCGTGGCTGTGGATGGGCATATCGGGTGCAGGTAAATCACAAGCGCTGGTACACCTGGGTATCGCGGCTTCACGGCAGGGGTATCGTGTAGTTCATTTTCAGTTGGAAGGTACGCGTGAACAAGCTATGGCCCGTTACGATTCGGCGTGGTTAGGTGGTATATACCAGGATGTAAAGGTCGGTAATATTTCCGACACTAAACTGAAGATGGCGCAACGTGTTGTGGCAAAATTAGGCAAAACCGATATTATTGTCGTGGCGGTTGAAAGTTTCGGTGGCATGACCGTTACTCAGATGCGTCAGGAACTCCAGGACATAGAACGGGCCTACGGCAAGGTGGACATGATACTGTGGGACTACCTCGAATTGGCCGAGTTAGGCGATGGTCATAGTTATTCGATGAACGAGGAGCGTTTTCGCCAGATGAAACTGGCTCAACAAGCTAAGATGATGGCCATGGAATTCAACGCTGTGGTTCATGTCGCTACCCAGGCTAACGGTATTCCGCCTGAACTCCTCAACGATCCTGACTTTGTCATTACACGTTACAATCTGGCGGAGGCTAAAGGTAAGGTAAACCCGATGGACGGTTTCGTGACGATGAATTTCACATCCGACGAGCGTAAGGAAGAAATCATGCGTTTGTATCTCGATAAGGCGCGTGAACACAGGGCTGGGGATATTATCCGTATTTGTAACAATATGACCTACTCACGTTTCTACGATCGTAAGCGAACGCTGGAAATGCCTTGGGAGGATATCGTTGAAGAACAGCACGCTACCAAAACGAAACGCGGGCGGCGTAATACGTCGGTGGACGATGACGAATAATCCTTACTGAAGAATGAACAATCAAAGAGAATGAGTGGCGAAGGAAATCCATCGTTTGGTAAATTTTGGATAACTAACGGCGTCGATGATGTTCTTATAAAACACGGTTCGGATATTCCAGACGGATGGCGTAAAGGTAGGAGCAAGAATAGCCGCATTTATGTCAAGAAGAGTAGGTAATATTGATTGGCGTGAGGTCTTGATGAATCCAGTTTTTGGAAAGCGAGACCAAATAATATGTGATTGCCTGTTTTGTGGGAAATCAAAACATATGTACGTCAATAAGAATACAGGCGCCTGGGATTGTAAAAAATGTGGCAATAGTGGTGGAATATATAAATTACTTGCAGCTGTTGATAAGTTGTACCTGTTAGAGGGAGCCACTATCGAGGAACGCGAGGTAATATCCAAAATACGAGATTTGACGACGTCTGCTTCTGAAGACGTAAAACTGGAGCCGCTGCCGCCGCGGAAGATGCCTGTAGGCTACAAAGTATGTTTGCACGACACTTATCTCGAACGCGACCGCGGTCTCACTCCAGCTGTTATGAAGCGCTACGCCATTGGCCGTACTAAATTGGTACGGCGATACGCCGATTATATCCTAATTCCCGTGACTACGGATGGCGTTATCACGGCTTTCCAGGGACGCTACGCTTCGAAGAAAGTACCGCCCGGCGCTCTGCGATGGCGTAATGATACCGGGGCCGACTTCGCTAAGATGTTGTATGGCTATGACGACATAAAGACCTCTGGCGTAACGGTGATATTGGTTGAGGGTGTATTTGACAAAATAGCTGTTGATCGTCGGTTACGATTGGACGAGTGTGACGACGTCAAGTGCTGTGCTACGTTCGGCAAGAAAATAAGCGACTACCAACGCGCCATGCTCCAGAAAAAGGGCGTCCGCGCGGTGGTGTTGCTTTACGATTTTGACGCCATAAAGGAGATTAAAAAGTATGCATTCGAATTGGATAAGTACTTTTCAACAAATATAGTTTTCACGACCAAGAAAGATATTGACGAGTGTAACGAAGCCGAGACGCTGGAAGTCTTTGAGCGTTTACAGCGTCCACGCGATTTTGCTTGGAATGTGATAGGAAAACTAAAAAGGTGAGTCATGAATAGTGCAAGGAGCTTGTCGGTAGCGGAGTATTTCCACGTTATACAGCGTGAATATCTGATGGCCGAATTCAGGCGCAAAATATATTTCTCCCCCAAGGATAAGCGATATTTCTCACGCGTGATGGAATTCAAGCGCGAGAAAATATGCGATATCGCTAACCGTAATAAGTTGACTTCTATCTTCACTTCACCTGAGAAGATGCGTGATGTGAGGGCTGAACTGTTCGACCCGCTGAATCGTCCGATGTTCGCCATGAGCCCGAAGGATTGGATGAATTATTATTCGGTCAACAGCGATTTTTCCTACCGGGGTGAAGTGTGGAAACTCGACGCTGTGAAAGGCGATTTTATAACGCTCTACAACGAGCGAAGCCAGGTATATGCCGACAACGTACCTAAGTCAGAAGTGATACGTGTGTTGTAAAAAATTTTGAAAATTTTTGTAAAGTTCTTTGTACATTGGAAATTTTCACCTACCTTCGTGCTGTGGATGTATGTAAAACGTCCGCAATCGTAAAACCTAATTGGCATGAAAGCGTCGGAAAAAGCCTACAAAGAATTAGAGTTCCTGGCCGTTAAATACGCCAACAAACTCTACTCTTATGATGAATTGTCGTTGGAACGCGACGATTTGTTGCAAGAGTTTCGCCTAAAAATCTTCACTTCAATAAAGGCGTATGGACGCCGTTGGTTAGCGTATCGACGCGGTACAGCTACACGACCTGTTCCGTTGCGGTACTACGTTGAGTGTGCTTGCTCGAATAAGTGTACTGACCTAATGCGTGCTATCCGCAAGGAAAACCACAAACTGAGAATCGACCAAACGGCTTACGATTGCGGCATTGAGGACGTCGTCCAAACTGAGCCGGAGCTGAACCGTTTTGTGATAAATGGCGTTGATGTCCTGGCCAATCTTACAGGAATGAAGCGCGTTATATTTTCTCTCCACATACGGGGACGCAGTAAAGGCATGATGGCGCGTATGTTACGCACACCGCGGGCCGCCGCCGAGGGGTACGACCCTAACATGCTCTTCAGTGACGCGTGTACGCTTGTTGACCAAATTATTGCCGAACAGCAAGCCTACTTGTTGGCAAATCACAAGTCAGCGTTATATTATACGCCAACAAGATACGATTATTACCGATTAAACGATGAATAAATCAAAATTGTTTCACTAAAACGTACAAAAATCATGGCAACTAAAATTTCGAAAGTGAACGCCGAACGGCTGAAGAAACTCGGTATTACCGCCAATACCGAGGATGAGGCAAAGAAGATCCTCATTGAGCGTCTTGAGCAGGCTGGAATCCCCGGCATGGACGAGGAGACAATTGACAACCTGATTGACATCGTCGGTTCGTTCGCCGAACTGGAGAGCGATTCGGCTGAAGAGGCCGCTCCGGTTGAAGAACCTACGCCCGCCGAGCAGCAGGCCGACGAGCTGGCTGAGGAAGCCGCCGAAGAGGAAGAAGAGGCTGCTCAGGAGGCTGAAGAGGCCGCTCCGGCTGAACCGGAAGCAGAGCCCGAGCCTGAGGAATCCAAGCCGCAGCCCAAGGCTAAGAAACCCGCCGCCAAGAAAGAGGCCAAGCCCAAGAAAACTAAGACCACTAAAAAGCCTTCGAAGCGCGACGAAAAGGGTATTCGTCTGAAGCCTCAGACGAACCCTGAGCACCTCGACCTGCTCCGCAAGGAACTGAGCAAGTTCTTCCCTGAAAAGGAGTTCCAGTACGTCGCCGTGTCGCAGGGTATCTCCATCAAGTTCGGCGGCGCCAACTCGCATCCGGTGGCCATCATGTTCGAGAACGTGTACTCGAAAGACGGCCAGTTCGCTACGACCAACGTCGTCCTGAATACGTTCCGTAGTCAGGCTTCGCAGGACAAGCTGGCCGAGGATGGTCTTGACTTCGTCATGACGTGGAACAACCTGCCCTGGCTCAAGGGTATCGCCTGGAACGACGCGATGGAGGTTGTAAAGACCTACCTCGACGACATCAAGTCGGCCGTTTCTACTGCCGATACGCGTCTGGGCAAGAACCGCGAGAAGATGGAGGCCGATCTGAAGGCTACGGGCAAGAAAGCCGCCGCCCCGGCTGCTAAGAAACCCGCGCCCGCTACGAAGAAAGTCGCTCCCAAGGCTGAAGCAAATAAGCCCGCCGAGGATCCCAAAGCTAAGGCCCGTGCTGCACTCATGAAAGCGGCGGCCGCTAAGAAAGCCAAGGCCGCCAAGAAATAAACCGCAAGGAAGCGGTGGACATTCGTTACATTACCCGCCCCGGTCGTCATGGCCGGGGTTTTTCGTCCACCCGTCTTCAACGTTATTTACCCCAGATAAAATCGTATTAAGAATATGAAGCAAGAATCAATTTCCCAGACCGAAACGGGCATTAGCCGTTTCGAGTTTGACTATCGGCGGCGTGTGGTATTTACCGACCCGCGCGGTTCGTTCGCTGAGGTGTATCCGTATATCAACCGCACGATGATGACGACGCTCCCGCTTCAGGATTCTCGTGCTGGTAAGGTACGCGAACTGCTCGACGTCAAGACCATCATCAACAACCCGTATCGCCGCTGTGTAGGCGGTTACGCCCGCAACATCAACATCTTCTTCTTGCTGGCTGAAGCTATGTGGATAGTTACGGGCCGCAAGGACGTCGAATTCCTGAAAATATTCAACGGCAAGATGGTCGATTTTTCCGATAATGGCGTTACGTTCCACGCTCCCTACGGCTGGCGTTTGCGTCACTGGGGTATTTCGTCCGAGGGCGAGTCGATGGACCGGGGTCTGGACCAGGTAAAGGAAGCCATTCGCCTGTTGAGCGCTGACCCGGAAACACGTCAGGTTGTGATGTCGATTTGGAATCCTAAGTTTGACCTCGGCGTGAAATCGAAGGACTTGCCGTGTAACGATATGGTGATGTTGAAAATCCGCGATGGGAAACTCGTTACCACGGTCCAGAACCGTTCGAACGACCTCCACTGGGGCTTACCCACGAACATCTTCCAGTTCTCGTTCCTGACGGAGGTAATGTCCCTCTGTTTGGGAGTAGAGTTAGGCGTTCAGACTCACAATTCGCAGTCGCTCCATATCTACGAATGGAATAATATCGCCGAGCAGATGAGCGAACTTTTCGTGTCCAATAATACGCGCCGCAGTTTGTACTACGAGGGAGCGATGTCGTACATGATGGACTTTAAGTTCGAATCGGAGGTTCCGGTAAACCGCCTGTGTGAAATAACGGCCTTTATGGAAGAGATGATAAATCGCTTGGCGATGCGACACGCAAAAGGCGATATCTTGGAAGATGAGGCCGGGTTCGAGAACTACGTATTTGAGAAATCGACCTATTTCTGGGTAGTTTACCAGCTGTTGAAGGTGTACGTCTTCTACAAGCGCAATATTGGCGCCTACACGGATGACCGCGATACGTTGCTGAAGTCGTGCTATGTGCTGATGGATCGTATCACAGGGACCGTATCCGTTGAAGAAAAGTGGGACTACCTGATGTTGGCTCGCAATTTCTTCGCGGCAAGGTTATCTAACGCAGAAACCCGTAAACTCCTGTAATATGACTGACTCGCTACGTCGGTGGGCGGAAGATAACTATCTGGCTATCGAAGAAAAGCGCGACGACGAATTGAACATAATCGCCATTGAGGGTGTAGGGGACTTCTTGTACCTACACCCCGACGATAGCGGAAAGATAATCGACGAACGATTCTCGTTCGCAGTAACGGCTGCTGAATTCGACGCACTGTACGATGGCGTGGTGAAATACATTCTCTTCGAATTCGGCGGCAAGTTTTACTACTCGAATATCAAAAAGGACCACCTGCGGCTGGATAAAACTGTGGTTTTCCGTCCCGAATTTCGCGACTTCAAATATCTTGGTACAAGCACGGCTGAGGAACTGGTTCCGTTCGTTCACCTGGGTGTTCATAGCGAATACGAGTTCTTGAACGGTTCTTCCAACTGCGAAGAGTGGGCTGCTAAGGCCAAATTCAACCGTATGACGGCTCTGGGCATTTGTGACCGTAATACGTTGGCTGGCACGCTCGCCTTTCAGACCGCTTGTTTAGGTAAGGGGCTGAAACCTATCATCGGCGAAACCGTTACGGTGGCTTGTAACTACGACCCGGCGGCTGACGTTCAGGAAACATTTTCGCTGAAACTCTACGCCATGAATACCCAGGGATGGCGAAATCTGCTGCTGGTTAATAAGGCCATCAACGTCGATTATCAGGGGTTTATACCCGCGGAAGAACTCTACAAGTTAGGACGTGGATTGGTATGTGTAATACCGCCTGACAGTGAATTAAACTATTTCAAGGGGGACGTCGAGCGTTGCAAGCGGTTATTGACGGCCTATCACGCCGCATTTGATTGTGTGTATTACCAGATTGATACGGTGGAGTATGCGTCCGAAACTCTATTCCGCGACCACTTGGAAAGTATTGATACCTACATATGTCGCTGTCGTAAGATTAAACTCTACCGCCAGACGCCGCCGCTCGTTATAAACGACTCGTATTACCTCGACGCCGAAGAGGCTCCGCTGAAGTCGCTTCTGAACAAGGTAGCAGGTGTGGTTAATGCCGAAAGCGCAACCCAGTATTTCAAAAACTCAAAAGAGACGATTCTGGCGTATGAAGAGTGGATGGACGTAGCTGCGCCCCTCTACGAAAAGATAATTGATGGCATGGCTAATTCCACGACGTTGACGGAGAGTATTGACTTTAAGATACCCACCGGAATACGTCACCTGCCGAAATACGAGTTTGTTAAAACTACGGTTGAAGACGCCTTTTTCGAGAAACTGGAAGCGGGTGTACAGGAGCGGCTGGTAGGTAAGGTTGATAACCTCGACCAGTATCTGGCGGAGTTGGAAAAGGAATGCGCCATCATCGTACCGAACGGTTTGTGTGACTACTTTATGATACTTTGGGACATCATGAACTGGTGTCGCGAGCAGGGTATCATGACTGGGTCAGGCCGTGGCTCGGTTTGCGGTTCGTTGATTGCGTATTGTCTGTACATCACGGACGTGGACCCGTTGAAATACCACCTGATGTTTGAGCGATTTTTGAACCAATCCCGCGTTACCGTTCCTAAGTATTGGGATTTGGAAATAGAGGGATATGGTAAATTTAGATTACCTGAAAATGTCAAGATTCCTCTTCGAAACGGTAAAGAAATAGACATAGACTGTGATTTATCAAATATAGACCTGGACATAGATATTGATAAATTACGGACTTTATGCAAGGTATAATTTACAAAACTACGAACCTCGTCAACGGTAAGATTTACATCGGCCAACACCACTGCAAAACAGACGAGTTTGATGGGTATTTGGGTAGCGGCGTATCCTTGACGAATGCTGTTAGGTATTACGGCCCTTAGAATTTCAAACGTGAAACGCTCCGCGTGTGTGATACCCAGCTACAACTCGACGCTTGGGAGATGCTTTACATCAAGAAGCTACGTTCTACTGAAAAGGGTATAGGATATAACATCCTACCGGGTACGGCTAACCAGTTTGGAAGCGGTTCGCCGATGTTGATTCCAGAGGTCGCTGTTAAGGTTTCAAGGTCGCTTAAAAAAGACGTTCAAGAATCGTCCAGAGTTAATGAAGCGAATTCACCAAAACGCCAAATTACTTTGGACAATACTGACTACAAGGAAAGAATTTCGAAGTCCTTGAAAGGCAGATATGTAGGCGAAAAGAATCCAAACTACGGCAACCGATGGACAGCCGAACAAAAAGCGAACTTGTCGGCTAAAATGAGAGGTCGTTATAATGGTGAAAATAACCCTAACTGGAATAACCGTTGGCCCGAGGAACGGCGCAGGGATTTTGGTAAGAAAATACGCGATAGATACGAGCACGGGTACACGAATCCCATGCAAGGCAAAGTTAGGATAACTAACGGCGAAATAAACACTACTATCCCAAAGGGCGCTCCGCTCCCTGATGGATTTTGGTATGGCATGAAACCAAGAAAGAAATGAAAATTCTAAAGATAGAAAAGGTTGAAATTGCCCGTCAGGACAGCATGCCGGACGTGGATTGCGACTTCCCGGTGGCGTTCCGTGATACGGTCAAGGAATACATGGCTCGCCGTTACGGCGTCAATCACGTATGCTCCGTTGGTACGTACACCCGCATGAAACTCAAGACATGTTTGAAGGATTTCGGCAAGGTCATGGGCGTGCCGTTCGCGGTAATGAACAAACTCACCAAGGACATCGACGACCAAATCGAGTACACGTGGGGTGACTTGTTTAACTACGCAGCTACATCGCGTGAATTGTTCCGTTTTGTGCAGGATCATCCCGAGTTGGTCCATATGACGAAATACGCCCTTACGCAGTGCAAAACGTCGTCAATTCACCCCTCAGCGGTTATTATCGTACCGCAGGAGGACGAGGATGGAAACCCGATCGACTTGTTTGGTTGGATGCCTATGAAGAAAATGGGCGATGTGCTTGTATCGGAGTGGGAAGGCAAGTATATCGACAAATCAGGCTTCTTGAAGGAGGACATATTGGGTCTTAACCAGCTGGATAAGTTCTCGTCTATCATCAAACTTATCGCCAAGAACCGTCGGGAGCAAATCGACGTCAACACCATCCCGTTCAACGACGAGGAGGTATTCCGGTATTTCCAGCGCGGTTGGTGCGAGGATGTGTTCCAGTTTGGCGCTATGGGGTTGATGAACTACTGCCGCGAGGCCAAGCCGCATAGCCTGGACGACCTTATCGCTATGACGGCGTTGTTCCGGCCAGGTCCTATGGATGTAAAGGCGCACGAAACGTTCGTTGAAATTAAGAACGGCGCCAGGAAGCCTAAGTTCGACCCCGGTATGGAGGAAATAACGCGCGACACCTATTCGCTCTATACCTATCAGGAGCAGATAATGAAAGCGATGGTTGTCGGAGGATTAACCCCCGTTGAGTCAGATGAATGTCGTACTTACATCAAGAAGAAAAACCACGAAGCGCTGGCCCAGTTTAAGGGAAAGTTCGTAAATGGATATTCGGCGTTGATAGAATCACGAGGCGTTGAATCTAAACGCGCCGCGGCCCAGGCTTCTGAGGTTTGGGACAAGATGCTGGCGTTCGCTTCGTATGGCTTCAATAAGTGCTTGGCAGGTTCGGAACGTATTCGTCGCGTAGGTATTACGCGCGGTTCGTATGCTCCCACTATCGAAGAGATGTACGAAATAAAGAATCGCACGTCTGATTTATGGCTATCTCACGAATCGTTAAGCGATAAGTATATTCGTTCAGGGTACGGAATGTGCTGGTCGTTAAACGACGAAGGCAGGTTGGTTCGTAATAAAATCGTTGACATCCGTTTTGAAGGTGTGCGTCCGGTTTACGAAATCACTGTACGTTCCGGCGAAAAGATACGCTGTACGTCTAATCACCGCTTCCCGACACCGGCGGGTGAAATGTCTATAGATAGCGGTTTGGCAGTTGGTGCTCGATTGTATATCTGGGCTGGATACGAAGAAACGAATAAGGATTATTCGTTCCAACGTGGTAGGTCTCAAAACTATCCTACGAAGGGTCAGTGCGGATTCCAGCGTCAAGAATATCATCCCACCGTTGACTTTGAAAATTTCAAACGCCAACACGCCGGATGCCCGTGTGATAAGTGCGGCAAAGTGGGAAAACGCATGGAGGCTCATCATATGGATGGGAATCGGGCGAATAATGACGTTAGCAACCTGATGTGGCTCTGTAATTCGTGTCATAAGAAAATCCACTTTGAAACGCTACCGCGTCACCGAATGGGTGAAAAGGGATTGTTAACACGATTGGAAGAAATCGTCAATATTCAGTGCGTAGGTGAAGAAAAAGTCTATGACGTGGAGGTGAGCGGCAACGTGTCACACACGTTTTTGACTGACGGTGGTGTGGTAACGTGTAATTCTCACGCCGTGGCCTATACCATGATGTCGTACTGGTCGCAGTGGTTTAAGGTCAACTACCCACTGGAGTTCTGGACGACGTCGCTTCAGTACGCCTCGAAGGAATCCGATATCCCGTACCGCTTGGTGGAGATGAAGAAAACCGGGGCTGAAATTGAGGTCCGTCCACCGGATATCAATTTCTCGGGTGAAACCTTTACATGCGACCCCAAGACGAACCGTATCTTCTTTTCGCTGGGTAAGGTCAAGGGAGTAGGTGAGCGGGCGTTGACGCTATTGAAAGCCATGAAAGATGAACACGGCGAAGTGTTCTCATTTGAGGACTTCATAACCTCTGCCCCGAAAGGCATAAACCGTACTGTGGTGTTGCGTCTTATTATGGCTGGAGCGTTCGACCTGGTGGAAGACATCCGAAACCCTCGTCAGCGTCTGGACATCGTCAAGCAGTATCTCGAACGCCGCGGCGAACCGCTTTCCGACGAATTCACTTCGCCCGATGCTCGCACTAACGCCTGGTGGGTCTTCAAACAGCGTGAATTAACCGGGTACGGCGAGGTGGACTACGAACGTATGATGAACGAATACGGACTCGGAAAACGGATGGTTCGGCTGTACGTTACCGCCGCCGAGTTTGAGCGTAAACACGAGGGTGACGAGGTTTGTATCGTTGGTCGTGTGAATAACGTATTCGAACGTCAAACCAAAGGTGGCGATTCTTACGGTGTACTGCAAGTGGAGGTCAACGACCTCATCATCCAGATTACGTTGTGGCCTGACTTTTGGCTTCATCAGCCGGAAAACGAAGCTACGCTGTTGAATCGTATTGTGGCTGTTTCAGGGCGTGTGAATTATTTCGCTGGAAAGAAGACCGTACAGTCTTCACAATCTACAAGGTTAGAGATATTACAATAGTAAAACAAATCGGTTATGCAAAAGGATGATTTAATCAAACTCTTCAACCGCGATCATCTTGCGCGGTTGGATAACATCAAGCAGTGGTTGGAGTATGACCGCCACCAGCAGGAAAGCGTTTCGCAACATTCGTACAAGGTATCGGTCTTCACGATGTGCCTGCTGGACTATCTCTGGCCTGGAGGGGACGATAATAATACGGTGGCTACGTTCAAGTATCAGACGCTGAAGATGGCGCTGATGCATGACTTCGACGAGGCTATTCTGCGTCGCGATATCACCCACGAACTTAAATATAACGCTTATAACGGGTCGGAACTGCGTAACGTTTTGGACGAGTTTGTTTCGCACCAGGTAGTGGCCGAATTCGGAGACGATTCGGTAGTTGCCAAAACGCTTTCAAAGGATGCACCGTATTACGACGTTGCTCACGCGATTGTAAAGGTGGCCGATTGGATGGCGTTGTTGTATTTCTTGCATCGTGAGGTGGGGATGGGAAACCGCTCTTGGCCTTTGGATTTATTACCGTATTGTAAGGATAGCTATCGTAGGGCGGTTTCAACGTTACAAAGTACGTGTGTATCGGCGGATATTTGTGAGCAAGAACGCCTGATGTACGTATGGGTAGGAGCCATTAATGACTTACAAAACGATATAATTTAACATGGACAAGAAAACTCAAGATTCATTAATTTCGCAGGTGTCTTATGACATCGAGCGTATCTGCCAATCTGAACCTGAAGCCGCGCAGGCCCTGGCAATGACTATCAACCACATTGCCGGAACCTACTCTGATAAGTACGCCGATGGTGAAAAGGTTATCGACACCAAAAAGATGTTATATGGCATGGACCACGGTGCGGCCATCAACATCTACCAGGTAACGCGCTATCTCCAGCGATACATCACCGTGGGGCACAACAAGAGCCGTCTGATTCGCGACTTGGAAAAAGCCGTTCATTATCTCATTATCGAAATTACGCGTCGTGTACGTTCGGGCGACGTAAGCCAACAAGAACCTAAAGAATGAAACGGAAACTGCTGATTGGAAAGAACGTTTACGAAATCGAATTTCAGGAGTTCGAGGGCGAAATAGACGTTGACGAATTGATGACCATCCACTACGAAAATCTGGTTGGTGAGATTATCACTTTCCCGGTTGTCGTAAACCGTCTCGGCCTGCTGCTGGCCGATGCCGAGCGGGCGCTGGCTGAAACGAAACTCAACTGCGAGATTATGGAAGCCAAGGTTCGCGAGGAGATACGCACCGCCCTCAACGATGAAGAGGACCGTAAGAAACCGGCAACCGTCGATGAGGTAAACACGGCGGTCTATCAGAGCCCGGTTTATAAGGCTAACAAACTCAAATTGTTTGAGGCCCAGAAGACGCGTGATTATGTCGCTTCGCTTCTTTTTTCCGCTAAGGATAAGTCGTCGAAACTGGATAAGCTATCGCTGTCGATACCGGCAGGCGATATCGAGGAGCACCTCCTCCAGAGTAAGGCGAATTCGGTTATGAAAGTACGCAAACGCCGCAAACTGATTCCCGACGAAGACGACAGTTAACAACGTTTATATTAACACCTTAACAAAATCAAAGTATTATGGCAAATGATTTGCGCAGTCGTCTTAAGGCGACGCCGATTAAAAAACTCAAGGCCCGCATCGACGAAGACAACTCGATGCTGAACAACGGCAACGCCGAGTTCCTGTCACTTGAGGATGGCAAACTTATGAAGATTCGTATCTTCCCCGCCCATCCCGACCACGACAATTTCTACGTACCCCGGAAATGCTACTGGCTGCCGTTTACTACGGACTCTGGCGACGAGCGCCGCGGTACGGTACTGGATTCCATTTTCCACGGCAAGACCGCCATGGACATTGTCCAGGAGTATGTCGCCTATGTGAAGACCCACGGGTCGGAGAATGCCGTGGCCGCCGTTACGGCTCAGCGCGATGGCCTGCTGCCGTCGCTTTCGTGGCTGTGCTACGCCGCTGAGGTCAAGGAGGATGATATGGACCCCAAACTGTGGGAGTTCAAGAAGACCGTTCGCGACGCCATGAACCGTCTGGCCATCACCGAGGAGGAGGACGAACCCATCGAGACCGACCCGTTCACCGACCCGGATGAGGGCCTGCCGCTGTTCGTCAAGTACATCAAGAACCCGAACAAGAAAAAGGGCGAGAACTACTACGACGTGTCGCTCGGCAAGAAGCCCAAGGCATGCCCCCTCACGGACGAGGCCATCGAGAAATTCATGAAACTGAAGCCCATCGAGGAGGTCGCCGGAACGTACACGCTGGAAATGTTCGAACGCGCTTTGGAGGGTCTTCAGAATTTCGACGAGCAGCACGGTATCGACGTCTTCGGCGACGACGAATGGATGGAAATCGTGGAGAAAGTACGCGCCCAGTACAGTGATTCTGACGACGAGCCCAAGAAGAAGGTGACCAAGAAAGCTGCCAAGCGTCGTGACGATGACGAAGAGGATGACGTTCCGGCAGTTCGCACGAAGAAGAACCGCCCCGGTGTCCGCATCCCCGAGCCCGAGGAGCTGGAAGAGGAACCGGACAACGAACCTGAACCGGAGCCTGAGGCAGAAGGCAGCGACGATGGTCTGGACGATATGGACCGCGCCGAACTCAAGGCGTTCATCCACGACAACGATCTCGGCGAAGTGGTTAAGGTTTACAAGTCCACGACCGACGACCAGATTCGCGAGAAGATTCGCGAAGCCCTGGGGTTAAACGGCGGCGACGAAGAGGAAGAGGAAGCTCCGGAACCTGAACCGGAAGAGGAAGACGAAGCTCCGGAACCCTCCAGCGCAGCCCGCTCGCTGGCGTCGATTCGCGCCAAACTCGGTAAGAAATAACCCCCGTGATACTTTCCCCGCGGCTGGCTGGCTTTCGTGGTTGGCCAGCCGTTTTTAACTATCTACAATTATGTCGAAAATTTCAAGCGTTTTGAATAAACTCACGGCCCAGTTCAACTCTGAAGACGTTATCACGTTCAAGAAGAAAGATGGTTTCTCGGAGATTAAATCGTGGGCCTATACCGGTAGTCCCGAATTAGACTGGAATTTGCGCACGTTCGGTTTGCCGACGGGTATCATCGAGATTGCGGGTCGTAGTCGCAGTGGTAAGACTACCGAGGGCCTGGAGGCCATGAAATACTTTCTGGCCGAGAATCCCGATACCGGGTTGGCGTGTATCCTTTCGTCTGAAAACCGCGACAATAAGGACTACGCCATCCAGCTGGGCGTGGATATTTCTCGCGTGGCTATCATCAAAATTCACTACGTCGAGCAGATGTTCGTGCGCGTTAGTAAGTTCGTAAAGGACGCTCACGCGCTGTTCGAAGAAGCCGATATCAAGGAGAAACCGCGGTTCTTCTTCTTGTGGGACTCGCTTGGCGCAACGCTTTCTAAGGCTGAGTATGACGCCCTGAAAGTGAATACCGAAAACCTCGACAAAGCAGCGGCGAGGGGTGAAGAGTTTGATAAGTTACAAGAACCGAAGATGATGGCGTTTGCCAAGTCGGCTAAAATGTTCGCCAAAGGTCTAATCGGGTTGTGCTATACCAACGTGATTCACTTTGTGATGCTCAACCACCAGTACGAACAAAGTACTATGGGGATTACATCACGCAAAAGTACAGGCGGCGAATGGGTATCTCTTCTTCCGACATTACGCCTCCAGTTCTCCCTCGTCGGACACGAGAAAATAGACGACGAAGAGGTGGCACAGCTGACTGAGGTAAAGGTTGTGAAGAATGATTTTGGAAGTCGCAAGAAGACGATTATCCGTATATTGTTAGGCTACGGAATAATCCTCTCTCAACCGGATATTGACTATGCCGTCGAAAAAGGTATTCTGAAGAAAGTCGGCGCGCGTAAATTATCGTTCTTGAACGGTAAATTGTGCTGGTCTTCAAATCGCGAATTGTTCCAACATTATTACGACCATAATTCATTTCTTGATTTACTGGAGAAGACCATACGGGCGTCTCGGTATAATGACCTGAAAAAATGGCGTAATAAGATGTTTGAACGCGCAGAGGCGACCGAAGAAGAGTAGGTATCAGTTCTACCCAAGTATAAATCCGTAAATCATTACAACATGGCTTACGGATTTATTTACAAAACTACGAACCTCGTCAACGGCAAGATTTACATCGGTCAATCAATTCACTTCAAAAATAAGTCGTATCTTGGGAGCGGTATATCTTTGACGAACGCGGTTAAACGTTATGGTCGAAGGAACTTCAAACGCGAAACGCTTCGCATTTGCGATACCCAGCTACAACTCGACGCTTGGGAGATGCTTTACATCAAGAAATTCAATTCGACCAATAAGAGGATTGGCTACAACATCCTTCCCGGCTCGGCTAATAAGTTTGGCCAAATAAACCCTATGAAAGTTCCCGGTGTTAAAGATAAGATGATAAAAAACCGTCGCGGTAAATGCGCTGGCGAAAAATGTTATTGGTACGGTAAACACCTGTCTGAAGAAACCAAGAGGAAGATATCAGAAAAGGCTAAACAACGTCTTGCCGACCCGAAGAACAATCCACGGTACGGTAAACACTGGTCAGAGGAATTCAAGGCGCATATGTCTAAGAAAATGACGGGGAATACAAATGCACGCGGGAGAAAAGTCAGTGAAATCACTCGCCAGCGTCTTCGAGAGTCGGGTACAGGCATACGGTGGATAACAAATGGCATTGAAACAAAAAGATTACTCCGAGGAGCGCAGATACCTGACGGTTGGTGGATAGGGCGTACAACGTTAAGAAAGTAAAACTTTACAAAATGAAACGGAAATCGAACAAAAGTCCTGTGGCCATCTTAGGTTTCGACCCTCACTTGTCGAAAGACAACGTGACGGTGGTGCGGGATTTATTCAACCAGACGTTTGCGCTGGCTGAAGAAATAGGTTGTAAGATTGTGATTCTGGGCGGTGACGTATTCACGTCCCGCTCGGCACAACCTTTGGAAGTCCTCGACGCTTGGCGTGAAATTACCGAAGAAGCCGAAGCGCGTGGACTGGAAATCGCGGCTATCCCCGGCAACCACGATAAGACCGACCCGAACTCCGATCGCAGCTACCTCAGCGTGTGCCCGGGAGCGGCTACGGTTGTAAGCCGGGCGTCGGAGTTTGTGTGGAATGGGGTGTCGTTCGTGTTGATACCCTACTATGGCGACGCCAAGTGGTTAGAGGAGAAACTGGCCGTCGATAACGGTTTGGAACGTGAAACGTTTGACGGGCCGCGGTTCATGATAACGCACGTGGCTGTGGAGGGCGTTCGTAATAACGACGGTACGCAGGTTGAAAGTGACATCCGCCCGGATATGTTCCGTAACTACGACGCGGTGTTCGTGGGTCACTACCACAACGCCTCGGACGTGGGCGAAAAGGTCCACTATCTGGGTTCAATGTGCCAGAACAACTTTGGCGAAACGCCCGACGACAAGGGTGTGACCATCGTGTATGACGACGGCACGTGGGAGCACCGCCCGTTACGCTTTCCGCGGTATGTCCATGAAACGGTCTCAGCGACCGATACAGCGACTTTGCGTAACCTCATGGATAAGTACTCCGGCGAGGATTATGATCGCGTCAGAATCGTCGTAACGGGGTCTAAAGCCGATTGCGAGAAACTCAACGCTTCGGAGTTCTCGGCCGTGGGTATCGAAATCAAGTTTCAAGCTGACGAAACTGCCGCAGCCATGGCCACAGCGGCCGACCCTGAGAAGATTGTAACGTTTCGTAAATCAACCATCGTTAAGAATTTCATGGAATTCTGTAAGGAACGCGACATACGTGGCGAGCGCATGAAAGAGGGCCTGGCGATGCTTAAAGAACTGTGATATGTGGTATCCTGTAAAAATAGAATTTGGCGGCTTGTTCGCGTTTCGTGACCGGGCTGAGGTAGTATTCAAGCGCGGCGAATGTACGGTAATATTCGGCGATAACCAGACCGACCGCGGTTCGCTGAATAACGGCTCCGGTAAATCGACGCTGTTCGAAGCGATATCACTGGCGCTTACAGGCGATTTGTTGCCACGCGATACACCTATCACGCGCGATAAGGCCATCAACCGTTCCAGCGACGAAGCGTGGGTGGCAATGCAGTTGGCTAACGACGTTCTTCACCAGACTATGGAGATTCGTCGTCGCTTTTATCGTAAGCGAAGCGCCAAGGCCGCGCTCTTCGAAAACGGCCATGAGAACACTCAGTTGACGTCCGTGGCCGAGGTAGATAAGCGAGTATTGGAGTTGCTGGGACTTAGCCGAGAGGATCTCCTTCGCTACTACATTATTAGCCAAGACCGTCAGTACAACTTTCTGACCGCACCCGATACTACCAAAAAGGAGATTCTGAACCGTATCACCAACGCCGATATGCTCCAGCCCGTTTTGGATGCTATCAAGGCTGACCACAAGGCCGCCGACGAGCGTGTGGCGGAATACGATACAAAGGTGCTCACGCTGAATACCAAGATCGAAACTCTTGAAGAAAACCTGAAGGAGTTGAAAGCCAATAACGCTTCAGCGGCTAATATCAAGGGGATGTGTGACCTGCTTGGCGACTACATTAAGGACGCCGCCGCGCTCGGTATTCAGGCTAAGGATATTCGTCGCGAATTCGAGGACGAAAAGGCTAAGCGTGTGCAATTCGAACAACAGTTGGAAACCGCGCCGAACTTTACGGAAGATATCGCTGCGGCGGAGGATAATATCACCGCCATCAAGAACGAACGCAAGAAGAACCGCCGTGCTAAGGTCGATTTGGAGTTGGCGTTAGAGGGCGTTATCGAATGTCCTAAGTGCGGCGAACAATTCCTCCCCAACAGCGAACTTAGCCTCACTCCGGACCAGATTCGTAAGAATATCGCCCAGCTTGAACGCGCCGACGAACAGTTTGCGCTGGACGTCAAAAAGGCCGAAAAGACGCTTGAAGAACTCGAAGAAAAACAACGGGACTATGAACAGGTGGAAGCCGAACTGGCTCGTGTAAAGCGTAACATGAAGGATATTCGCGACCGGGCCGACAGGTTGAAACGTCAGATGGATGAAATCGACCGCCGTAAGGAAGACCTGGCTAAGCGTATTGAAGCGGCTAAACGGGCCGCTGCCGAAGACGCTTCGATTAAATCTACCGAGAGTAAGATTAAAGCCGCTAAGGCCGAACTCAAGGCCGCCAAGGCCGAACTGGCCGACTTCCGGTATTTAGCTGAGTCGATGGCGTTCTGGGACTTCCACATGGGTAAGAACGGGTTTCTCTCGTTTTTAGCAAACAAATCGTTGAGGGTGTTGGAGGGTATGACGAATCTCTACCTGGAAAAGTTCGGCATGGATGTAACGGTTCTGATTAACGGCTTTACCATGACTAAGGACGGTAACGTGCGCGATAAGATTGATGTGTACATCCAGTCAGACGGCCTGAACGCTGACGTGTACGGTATTCACTCTGGTGCTGAGCGTGGGCGTGTAGCGCTGGCGTCGTTAATAGGGTTGAATCGGTTGATTAATATGGCTACCGATGGTCGCGGGTTGGATATGATACTGCTTGATGAAGCGTTCCACGGTATCGACTCCCTGGGGCAGGAGCACATCATCCGGACGCTCGAAAATGTGGGCATAACGTCTATGATGATTACGCAGAACGTATCACCCGACTTTGCCGCTAAGAATAAACTCATAGTCAGGAAGATAGATAAGGTATCAAGGTACGATTGATTACAACGTTATTATCTTATAGTTTCAAATAAGATATAACGATGAAATCATCTGTAACAACCTACTACAAGGACCGATTGATAATCGGCATAGACCCCGGAGCCGCAGGTGGTATCGGAGTTTACTCCATTGACAAAGGTCGGTTGGTGGCGGCGGTAAAAATGCCCGAAACACCAACTGACCTTTTGGCGTTCCTGAAACTCCATTCGCTCAACTCGAAATGCTATTTGGAGAAGGTTGGAGGCATACCGGGTAACGGCGCCAACGCGATGTTCAATTTCGGCCGCGGTTACGGTCATTTAGAGATGGCTCTGTTGGCGTGTCGTATTCCGACCGAGACCGTAACACCCCAGAAATGGCAGAAGGAATTTCAACTCGGCGTTCGCGGCAAGATGACCAAGACCGAATGGAAGAACAAACTCAAAGCTAAGGCCCAGCAGCTATTCCCGCAATTCAACGTAACTTTGGCCACTTGCGACGCGATGCTGATTGCGTTGTACGGTAGCCGTCAATAATCAGCCCTATGGAATTCGTTTGTAAAAACCCCGAATGTCCGCGCTACGACCAGCGCGACTACTATTCATCGGTAAGCGTGGTGATGCGTGACGGTAAGCCGTTCTGTAAGCAATCGCCGTGCCCGGCTTGCGGTAAGATACGTGAAGAAATCAAAAAGGAAACGCCCGCTGACCTGAAAGGTATCTATTTCGGCCGTTTTAGAGCGATGTCCAAGGAGCAGAAGCAGGAATCCCTAAAGCGGCGCTCTCATGAACACTTCAAGAAGAAAATCGCTCCGGAACGCCGCGCAAAGTTGGCTGCCGTTCGTGCTGAAGCTAAGTCGATGTTGAAAAAATAGAAGCGGTTATGCGTAAGTCGGTCGAGCGTCAAATGTTTCGCCAGTCATTCAAATACCGAATCGGGCTGGTGAATAAATGTATTCTCATCATCAGACATTGTGACGACCCGCGCCGGGCGTCTGCGTATCGTAACCTTGTATTCAGGATGATGGGGCATATCGTGTTGAAAAACATCACGAACTACATCAATCTGTTGAACGGTTCTAACGCGCCGGATATCCCCTCACGCGACGAAGCCATTGCCGATTGTTACGCGATGTTTGACAAATGTATAGAAAAGTTTACCATCCTTCCGGGTGCGAATTTCTATTTCTATTTCAACAAATCTATCGCGCGTAATTTCTACACACTCTACAAGAAGAACCTCAAGGCACGTCATGGTGAAATATCGGACGCCGTAGAGTCTTCGCACCCCGATATGCGCACTCCAGGTCATGTCAACGATATGGAAATAACGTTTGACACACTGGGATTTACTGATTTGGAACGAAGGATCACGATGTCGCGATTAGCAGGCCAGCGTAAATCAGAGTTCTTGGCCGATAATCCTGACGTCACCGAAAACCTTTACAGCCGCGCGTTGGTACGCATGAAAAAGCTATTAGAAAACATCAAAAAGGAATATCACAATGGAAAGAAAGATTGAAATCATCACCACCATTTTGGAAAGCGGTTTTGCCGTTTTGGAGGTTTGGATGTACGGTAACGACCCGCTGGTGTTCTTGGTAAACAAGTTTACGCCATCGGTGGAATCCAACGTGGCGTCCATCGACTACTGCGAGGTGACGGGTTACGACATTACAGCGTTTATACGCTTAGAGTCGGTAGAGATGCACCGAGGAAAGGCGGCCGTGCTGTCGAAACTCGAATCCATCGTACAGAACCAAAAGGCGCTGAATTTCCAGTTTCACAAAAGCGTCAAATGGATTTACTGGACATCGACTCGTGGATAGTATCAGTAACAAAATTGTAAAACAAAATCGTCATGGCTTTTCAGCCGTCGCCCTATCAACAGGCAATATATAACGAGGTAGCTACTACAAACCACAATATCAACGTCAATGCCGTGGCTGGTAGTGGTAAGACTACCACCCTACTCGGCTGCTTGGAACGCATACCACGTGGAAAATCCATCATCTTCATGGCCTTCAACAATTCCATCGTGAAGGAATTGCAGGCCCGAAACCGCCGCCCGAATGTCGATATAATGACGTTACATTCCTACGGGTGGCGGTTGTTGTTACGTAGGTACGGCCGTACCGCCCAGATGAACCCGAATAAGTCCATAGCCAAGTTAGAAGTGGTGTTGAAACATCACGCTCGCGACGAGCAGGTACAGGAATTGTTGTTGAGGCGTAAAAAGGGATATCTGTTTTATTTAATTCCGAAGATAGTAGATTTGATGCGGACGTCGCTTTGCCGTCCTGAAATCGGCGAAATTGAGGCATTGTGCGAATATCACGATATCGACTGTGACTTGCTGGAGAAACAACTGGCATTGGAAACGTTTGCCAAGGGAGCTGCTGACCATTCACAGTTTGATTTTACCGATATGTTGTATGTCCCAGTGACGGACCCCAGTATTCGCTTCCGTAAGTATGAGGTGATAATGGTGGACGAGAGCCAGGACATGAGTCTTCTTCAACACGAGTTGATAAAACGCGCACTGGACCGCCGTTCACGGTTGATAACCGTTGGCGATCCACGTCAAGCTATATACGGTTTTGCAGGCGCCGACGCCAACAGTTATTCCCGCTTGGCCGAATTAAACGGCGAAAGCGTGGAAATGCCGTTGTCGGTTTGTTATCGCTGTGGACGCCGTATTGTCGAAGAAGCCGAAAAAATTGTTCCCTATATACGTCCCTACGAACGCGCTCACGAGGGCGAGGTCAGCGTCGGCTCTTTGAACGACATTGAGGACGGTGATTGGATAATATGCCGTAACCTGCGCCCGCTGGTGGAGGTTTACCTGTGGTTGTTGAAAAACAAGATTAAATCACGCGTTCGTGGCAAGGACATCGGCCGCAGTTTGGTGGATTTGGTATCCAAGACGGGAGCCCGCACTATCGACGAGTTAGAGAAGCTACTTTGGAAAGAAGCTGACAAACTGGCTCAAAAATTGCGCGCTAAAGGTTGGAAGAACCCTGATGCGTCGCCGAAGATGGATGAACTATTGGAGAAAATAGAAGTGTTACGCGCGTTGGCTGTTGAAGCCGATACGGTAGCAGAACTGCGTGAAATAATCGGGGGAATTTTTACCGACGACCTTGAGGGAATCATGTTGATGACTATCCACAAATCCAAGGGTCTTGAAAACGACAACGTGTTCTTCCTGGCGCCAGAACTTATTCCGTCACGTTTCGCTACACAGCCGTGGCAGTTGGAACAAGAATCTAACCTTAAATATGTAGCCATTACACGTGCCAAAAATTCACTAATATACGTTTCTTTAAATCAAGCAAGTCATGACACCAGCCGACCATTCAACGGAAGATATCCGATCCAAGGCTCACGAAGATGAGTTTAACAAAGCCGAGGACCGTATCGAGGACTGCAAAGAGGAAAACATCGAGCACCATCAGTCCCGTTACACACCACGCCAACGGACACGAGTCCCGTCGCCCAAAGAAATCGCCAACGTTTTTAAGAAATGAAAACTTTTTAACAACGATGAAAAATTTATACTACCTTTTGAAACGTAATACTGATGATGGGAAGCCCGCTTATCACCAGTGGCTCCGGTCGGGGTTGATAGGCCGAGGGCGCGGCTTTTCGGAATCGTCCGACCCGGACTTCGCGTTCCGCACCAATGACCCTATCGAAATCCTGGTACACTACGAATACCTCCGCACGGAAATCCATTCGCCCTACGAGTGGGAGTTGGTGGCCTATATGATGGACGACGCCCAGCGTTCGTGGGCGGACCAGAGTCCTGCGGCGGAATACAGAAACGTACTACCGCCAACTGAAAGTATCGAGGCTTGGAAACGCCGTATGGCCTACGACCCAGCCCTGATGGAGGTTTACACCGCCAAACTGGATGAACTACGCAAAAACTACGTATAATGAAAACTGTTGAAAACTACACGAATCGCGAGTGGTATTACCGTGTTGATAATACTATCGCCCGAGTGTTCACCACAGGCTGTATGCCTGTAGCGGAAACGCCCGGAGAAACGATGGACAAACCCGAAATTATGGTCGTCGTCAAGAACTTTTCTTCGTCCCAAAATTCGGTGTTGATTCCCTTGGAAAAGTTCCGCGAACGTTGTCTGTGTCCCGTAACGCTGTTTCCAGGTGATTTGGTTGCCCGGGTGAATCACGGCTCGGTAATACAGGTGTACCGCGTAGCTGAAGAAGAGCGCTCAGGCGCGGCTCCCTCCTTGGTGGTGGAATATGTGTTGATACCGCTAAATTTCGGCGATCTTACGCCAACAGGTGCACCGCCTGTTAAAAAGGTAGGAGCTGTGGTGAGCGCTGATAACATCATCACGGTGGCAGGCGAAACAAAGACCGCGATGGGTAGTTACTTTCACTACCTCAACGTTTACCAGTTGGGGATGTTAAAATACGACGCTCAACGTGAAAACATCCGCCGAACTGCCGTTAAGATAAGCGACCTTATCAACACGAATAATTGGCGCCAATACACTGCTCAGCAGTCGGCGGCGTTGGATGACGTAGAAGCGCTTATCAAGTCGGCCACTAAGATAATTCGTAAGATCGATGGCGAAGAAGAACGGTAAGGCGCGGTTCTTTCGCGCAGGAAACAGGTATCTGCTACCAGAAGGTACGTCGTTTGTGGTAGTAAAGATACGCCCCGAACAGAACGCAATGAACGTTCAATTTATCGGTCCTGATTGCTCTGCTTCAGACGTAGAAACGGTTAATTTAGTAAACTACAAGAAAGCACTCCAACGAGGAGAAATTGAAGAAATCTAACTACCTATGGGATTTACACCTGAATACATTGACACGCTGCCCGACGATGGCGTATTTGTGTTTGGCTCTAATACCGACGGCGACCATTGTGGCGGCGCGGCCCTTGTGGCGTTGAAACGTTTTGGCGCTGTTAACGGTCAAGCCGAGGGTCCTCAAGGCAGAAGTTATGCCATCCCGACGGCGGAATACATCGAGATTGAAGAAGATTACACTAACCGTCCATTATACCAAAAAATACGCGTTTCGCATCAGGCGTTGGTGGAGGCGTGCGACCGCTTCATCCTTTACACCGTTCAACACCCCGAACTACGATTCTACGTGACAAAGATCGGTTGCGGAATCGCTGGTTGGAAGGTGGATGAAGTGGCACAGGCATTCGTCGTGGCATTGGCATCGTTCTTGATACCACTGCCTGATAATATCGTTTGGCCGCGCGAATTCTACGAAATACTGGACAGCCATGGCCTGGTTGGTTAGACACGCCGTGGAGGGTTACATCCTCACCGACCAGCACCCGATTAGGATTAAAGACCATCAGTTGTTCTTTAGCGAGGCCAAGTCCACTCACATAACACCTGAACAAGCTAATGTCTTGTTGGATGGCGCTACACTAAAGAACGGTGAATATGTCCAACTGCGTTCGTCGTCGATGGTAGCTATCAAACCTGGATATTATACCGCCGATGCTGATGGTACGTTTCATTGGTTTGAACGCCGACCGTCATACTACGACGGTCAATGGTACACCACCGATGGTCGTTCGGAATTGGTAGATAAACGTGTGTTGGAAGGACGTCTGCCGCGTATCCCAACCCCAGACGATAAATACCCCTCACAATATGGCCCTAAACAAGCCTATACAGAGTCTTTGATTGGTACTGATGTATTACCTGCTATGGCTTCGGCAGAACTCTTGAAAAGGGGCTTGAAACCGCGAAAACAATTAGGGTACTTATTACGTCGTGGACACCAATCAGGCACACTGCTCACCACCAATCAACCACGGGCGTTTGAAACCTTACGTTCACACCGTTATCAGCCAGCGTTTACATTGGAGGACGTGTTGATGGAACTGTTGACGTATGGACGTGTTCGCCTTGAATTGTTGGAGGACGGCCGTGTGTTGATAGAAATCGACCAGTCGAAGAATCTATATATCGATCGTAATATCGCCATGGCGTTATTTGGCGCCTTATTGTACGCTAATGCGATGTTACAAAAAGAAAGTGAGATATGGAAAAAGAAGCGATGAAATACTACGTCACAAGCGTTGGAACAAAAACCTACGACGATATATTCTCGTTGGCGTGGAAACGAATACAAGCCCTTAATGCCGCAAGGGCGTTTGTAAAGAGTGTTGGTGGCGTAAGCTATCGTCCAGCTAAATTTCTTTGGGCTGGTGGAATCAGTGCTGTTGAATTCACCATTACTCCACCGCCAGGATGGCAGCGAGATGGTTCACCGTTGGCCAATATGTATCGTCCCGACTTAACACCTGAGGGACGTGCGGTTTACGAACGTATTCAGCGCTTGCCGCGTGTTGGCTGTAACGAGGTTAACGCCTTGGTCGGTTATACGGACTATTTTGGCGGATGTCGTTTAAAGGTAGAAGCCAATATCAAAATCGTTGGCTCTAAATTAGGTTTCGCCGTATCAAATTGGATGGTGGAAACGGGACGCGCCAAAATACCTGCTGACTGCACCGAGGTATCAAAAGAGGCATTTGCCGATCTCACAGGTCAGAATATACGGTTGATGTACAAGAATCGTAAGCGATGATAACACTCAAAAAGGGAGATCCAAGACGATACAAAAGGTCACAACGTAGAAAAGAATATCTCCAACCGTTGTGCTGGATGATGAGAAGTTGGCTAAAATATCGAATCGTTTACGATGGTTGTTGTTTAAGGAACGAGCGAAACGCGACCACCTAACTATCCGATAAATGAAATACGAAATCTATAAAACACGCGACGGACTCCTGATCCCTGTACTCTACCCAGAGGACGCGGGTCAGGCGTTTCGCTTAACGGTTCCCGACGCTGTGAAGGTCAGTGAGGGTATAGCACGTAACACTGTCGTTTACGGCATAGTTCCTACACGTATGAAACGCCAACCGTTTCCCGTGCATAACAACATCTGGAAGGACCGTGAATTGCTTGGCGCTTTGAGTGGTGACCACAACCGTTGGGCATTTGTGGATTATCGCAATGAAGTGGCACCTGCGCTATACCACAACGACGTTGATCGTTCATCGCAACCATCGTCAATAGTAGATGAATAGCGCCAACAGTTATTATTCCAACTACTCATATACAGTACAACGCAATGGAAAAAGACTTCAAGGACATATTAAACGCCCCGGTGCCTCCGGAAATCGTTGATACAGTGGCGTGGAAGAAATATCTGGTGATGAAAGAGTCGGCCACGTTGAAACGCATCCACGTGTTGGCTTCCGACGGTACGGAAATCAACCTGATGTGGTTCCCGCGTAAGCTACACGACACTATTAAGCACCTCTCTGCCAGCGAACGCGAAGAAATTCTGGAAATGTACACCGAACGCCGTAAGGTCCAGGTGACGGCCAACCGCCTCTTGGCCGTGGCACGGGGTTCGTTCGAATTGGCGCGTAAGCGTAAACAGGCCGAGCGCGAAGAACACAAATCGCTTCATATGAGCGACGTGACGCTGGTAGAGGATATAAAGGAACTCTTGGGGAAGATGTTCACCCCGCGGGAGGTAGTCCGTATATTGGCTGAAAGTCGTGAAATAGAGGTAGAACTGAACTACGTCCAGGACGTATTGAAGCGGTTTATTAACGATATTGAAAAACGTCGCGAGGAATTCCGTAACCGCGTCCAGGACGTGCGCCTGTACTCGAAGCGTCCGCGGTTGGAGGAACTCAGCTGGATGTACACCCAGATGAAAATGCGCTACAAGGCCCTCCGCTCGAACGACGCCTATAATTCGATGCTACGCACTCTGGAACAGATACGTAAAGAGGCCGAAGGTGACCAGATATTCATCAACGGCGCCATAGACGTCAACGTCGAAACAGAGATTCGCCTCCACATCCAGCAAACCATCTACAAATCGGTAAACCTCAAGGAGATAATCCTTGGCCGTGTGGCTGCACGTATGAACTGGGATCTGGCTAAACTGGTAGCCGGGTTGCATAACTCGTATTACGCTAAATTCATGCCCACAAACGATGAATACGACCCCCAAGCTGAGATGGAGTACCCCTCGTCGATGAACTACGACTTCAACCGTATTCAGCACAACCACGCTGTTAATGGCATCGATGAGGTTGAGGACGTTAAGGCACAGCCCCTGACCGACGAAGAACGTACTTCCAGCGAAGCCATAAAACAGCTCTTCCTTCAGCGTATCGCCAAGCAGCGTGAGACCTTGGAAGGACCTAAACACCGAGCAGAGGCCGAGGTTGATTTTTGGCGTTCAAAGTTTAATAAAACGCCGGACGAGGACCACGAACTAACACGTGAAGAGGGACGCGTACCGCAACACAAGTTCAACAAAAAACAAAAATCTAAATTCAAGAAGTGATGGAAATTCAAGAATTCAAGCAGCGCTGGAATGGCCAGCCCATCGAACTCATCAGCACCGAGGAAGCGTGCGTGTTGGTAAATCTTCAGCGCGAACTGGAGGAGCGTGCGGCGTATGTCGCTCAAAAGGCCGAAGCCATCGGTTGGCAGGCCTCAAAGGTAGTATCCGTCGCCAACGGCTGGGCCGAGCGTACTCGTAACCTGATATTCGTTGGCGACGACGTGGTAGGGAAGCCTGTAACTACCACCACCAAGGTGCGTTCGTTTGGCGAATTTCGACGCGACTTCGAAAATATGATGAGCACGCTGCAGACGCGCGTTGAGGTTTCAGACTACGTGATGGGCGCCATCCGTTCGCTGGGTTTTGACGTTCACCCTGACACCACGGTGGAGAAGATGACCGCGACAGAAATAGCTGCCGTAGCGTCGTCCCGCGAGACAGGTGTAGTTCCAGCGTTCGCCAACACGTCAGCAGCGGTGTATATCTCCCTTGACGAAAGAGACCGTAACGTGCGATTTGTGGCCGTGGCGGGAGCGGGGTGGTACAAGGTAACGTTCGCTGAGCGATAACGAAAATTCAAGAGCACTATGGACGACAAATCGACACTTTTCGCCGCAGCGGTATGTATCGTGGTTATATTAATTGCGATGTGGTATGAATACCGTCCGTCGTTGTTTAAGGTGCGCCAACTGGTAGGACTCGAAACCGTTGACGTTAATACGATGGATTTTGACGAAGTGGTGAATCGTATTACTAAGCGTGCTCTGAATGCGTACTACCATAACCGCGTAGCGTTATCTAACGGCGTATATGCGGAATATATTCCAGGAGCACCGCCAAACGTTGGTGGCACGTATCCGGCTTTTATTAGGCTATACCTAAAGCGTCAAGATATGCGCCAATTCCCGTTGGTAGTGCATATAAGTACGGAACATCCCGTGGGACATATTACAGGTATTGAGTCAACGGCACAATTTGGCGACGCGTATCAGTGGATGATGGAACAAATGGATAAAATGACGTGTTACGAAATAGCTAAGCGGTCGTATGTGTGTGAGCAAAATAGTCTTCGCGGCGACGATGAACGGTTGAAAGTGAGAAAGGAGTACATCCAGTGGATAACACGTAAATTCATCTAACAACCGTTATATTATCTGTGCCCCCGGTGGACCAACCCGTCTGCTGGGGGTTTCTGTTGGCGATTTACGAAATAATTCACTTTCTTGGAAGATTTTTCGCGATTCTCTTTGAAGTCTTGGAGATTTACACTACCTTCGCTCTTGGAAAATGAAACTAAACTCTGTAAAATGGACAAGAATCGTAAACAGTTGGAAGAACGCGCCGCGTGGATGTTGGTAATAATCGTTGCCGTGATAGCGTTTGTAGGTATCAACCTGATTTGGTACGGCGACGGGTTGGTAAAACTCTTCGGGATGCTCGTTATCGGGTATGGCGCGTATGTGATAGATCGTATTATCGAATACTTAAATCGTAGGTAGCTATGACTCCCGAAGTTCTTATTGCTGCTGCGTATGCCGCTGGGTGGGATGCCGAAACGCCCAGTGTTATTGGAGCCGAAGCCTATTTGGCTGATGCCGTAAGATCGTAAAACTTAAATCGTAAAGCAAAATGGAATATTACTACACCTTCAACAGCGATACTCGTTATATCACTCGCGAAGAATTGGTTCATTTGGAACAGATAATCAATTGGGCATCGGATCTAACCAACCCAAACGTCGTCGTTACCAACACTGATTCAATCAGCGATATCGACGCTAAGCGCTCAGAAGCTATTCAAGAATTAGCGCACCTTAATTTACGTCGTCAACAACTTTTAGAAACGCTTTTGAAATGAAATCCAAGACTCTTAAACAGTTCCTGACCGAGAAACGTAAGGCCGACGCCCAGTCTGCTGAGACCGTAATGAAGACGTTGGACGCGCTTACGCACGTAAGCGGTAACGCATACAATGGTTCGGCCGTTATCATCAACATCACCGACCTCGAAGGAAACGTTCTGGCCGACGCGGCTATCAACGGCGAGCAGTTGGACGACCTTCGCGTTGCGCTCGTGGAGGCGTATCGCCAGACGCTGATGGCTAAAGAGCCTGTCTTGCGTTACAACCTCCGCAAAATGGAGGATATGATTAACGGCCTCAAACCTGCAGAATCTAAACAGCCTGAAAAATGAACCCCTTGTTTCGTATCGGCACCCGCGTAAAGGTAAAGACGTGGGACGAGATAGCCGCCTATACAGGCGTTGACTTTACCGAGGAAGAATTCCACACGCTGTACGGCGTGGTGTACGACGAAGCCAACGACGACCCTATTGGGTTGTTGGACGAAATGTACGACGCCGCTGGTAAGGGCGACGACACGTGCCTTATCGTTGGCGGCGATACCGAAGACGAATTTCCGACCTATCATCTTCGTAACTTACGTACAGGCCAGCTGATAGAACGCGAACCGCGTGCGCCGTACCAGTTTCGCGATTGGATGTTAAAACTGACGCGGTGATGACTAAGGACGAAATAATCCGTCAAATTGAGGATGTCCGTCGCCAACGCGCCAAAGCCGAACGTCAACTGATAACGCGAGGACGCGGTTATCCGGTTCACAACGACGCCGAAGTAGAACTCGTGTTGGAAGAATACCATTACGAAGGTTCTTCGTCGCGTAGCGAGGATCGGCTGTTGGCCCTCTTGGACGAAGAACGCGCTAAATACACCACCACCCTAACCTATCTGTGATATGTCGCGAATTGTTGGTAAACCATCAGTTCTTGTCGAAGGCAGCGACGCTTTACGAGAACTCATCGAAACTTACGCCACGATGGATATTAAGGCGTTTTGCGCTAAATGGGATTTGGCGATCTCTACAGTTCGTTCTACGGCATCGCGGAGGGGTTTACGCCGTCTTCGGGGGAAAGAGGCTAAAATCGGCACCGCCAACACGGATAGGGGCATTAAGCACCCCTCGTCGCCTAAGCCCGAACCCGAAACCCTGCTCGTACCAGCTTACGAACCGCCAAAGGATATGATTCCGCCATCGTTACTTAAACAGCTGAGAGGTCGCTATTCACGCGTTTGGAGAACGCCCTCATCGCGTGCCGAACTCAACACGATGCCTGTACCGTATCCGTTCAGCGAAATCGCCGACGCACCCTACAATCGGGGCTGGATAAAACGCCAGAAGAAACAGGTCGTGTTCTGCAACACACTAAAAACCGATAACGATGGATTACAAAGGACGCATATGTCGCTTGATAGTGGATGAACTGCCCGTTGACGCCTACGGCGCGCGGGTATTATCCACAGCGCGTGAGCTGTGGGCCAAGCAGGGTAAGGTTTGTATTTCAACTGGCCGCGCTCTGGGTGATTCCTTCACGGTGGTACAGATTATCGGCGGCGAACCGATGAACTACCCTCAACGCGTTATTGACGTCATCACCGAACTCCATTCCGCTAACGCCAACGTGCGTGTTAAACTCTTCACCGGGTTTCCCGACGTGGAGGGGTTGTTGAAAGTGGCACCGCTGTGTGACGCTATCGCCGTAACCTTAACCAGCCCTGAGGACGAACACCACTTTCGCGCCGCACGCCTGGGGTTCCGCGATTTTCGTACTACCCGGATGGAGGTACGCTACAACTCCGCCACCGGAGAAGACCCTACAGGTCGCGTGTTTACTCAGTATTGGCGGTTGGTGGATATGGCTAAAGAGGGCGACTATCTGTTGGAATCGACGGCCTGGGTGATGAAATACGCCAACGGAACGTTATTTAACTAAAATCTCGTAAACGATATGAACGAAAAACGTAACTACGACGACCCGCGCCTCAGCGAAGAAATGCGCCGTTATGGGTGTTACACCTTACCCAGCGGCGACCCTGAGCGTCCGCACGACGTTAAGATCTATCTGACACCCGAATTCCTGGCCAACACTAAGGGGTACGCATTCACGATGGATATGGGGTTTGGTAAAGAACGCTGTAATTCGTGGACGCGTAACGCCAACGGTGTATTGGAGTCTCGCCAGTTCCCCGACCGTCTGTACTTGGATGAAACCCCTGGCGAAGGTAAGTACACCGTTGAGGTGACGTTGAGGTGCGAGTGTGGTGAACGAATTGCACTAACACACGATCAGGTGCGCATATTCATACGCGGAGCACTCGAACAACGTTACCTCCCCAAGGTGTTACTTCGCTGTCCTAAGTGTAACAAAATGCTATTCAAACCATGACCGCCGCCGAAAAAAGAGCCGTTATCGCACGTTGGATTACGGCAGCACGAAAAGACTATTTTGAAAAGTCGAAACACGTTTCGCCTCACAGCGGTCTGGGGATGTGTGTAGCGTTCCACGATACGGCGTGGCAGTCGGAAGAATTGACCCTTCAGCTGGCCGATATCTTGCGTGATGAGGGTAAGGGGTACGCCGTTAGACAATTTGTGTATGAAAAGCCGCTATACAACCCCGTGTGGCTCCGTTTGGTGATACCAGAGTTTAACCCCGAATTTCTTGGCGGTGCTCAGACGGACGGCAAGGACTATTGGTGGCCATGGCGCGAAATTGAACCGCGAATTCGCGCGTTTGATAAATTGATGGACGCTATAAGAATTGAACGCGATGAAACCGTTGGCGTATATACTGAGGTTGGTGGTCCGTGTGATCTCCAACCTTCTTTATTTACTGGCGTTTTGTGTTGTTGCGCTACTTTTGGCAATGATGCTATACTCGCTCTGGTGTTGATAGAACGAGGGTCTTGAAAAATCTTCGTAAAAAGAGAAAATTTTTTCAAGATTCTCTTGGCGGTTTCGTAAATTCACCGTACCTTTGTAGTGGAAAATGAAACTAAAACACTCAAAATTATGAAAGCAACTGTTGAAACTATCCGTGAAATTGTAAAGGTTCTTACCACCGAGGAACAGCAACTCCTGAAAGATACCTTCTTGTTTGGAGCCTGGGGCGATACCGAAACTGAGTTCCTCAACGAAGAGGGTAAGGTAGAAACCGTTGACGCTTGGGGGTATTGTACCAACGACGCTCGCGAAGGTGGTCATTTCGCTGGGCGTGTGGTATCGACGATGTTCCGCTCAATTTACAAGAAACTCTGCGCCGCTAACCGTCATCAGATTGGCGCTCACCTTTCGCACTGTAACGATTGGTGGGGTGATGGTAGTGGCGATATGTTGTTCGTTCGCTCGGCGTGGAATAAGGCGTGGATGGAGTGGGCCAAGGCGCCTATCCAGCCTGAAGAACCCAAGAACGAGGAATCGGCTGCTGACTACGTTCGTCGCATATCGGGTGGCGAGCCTAAACAATGGCTCTTCCAGTTTAACACCGAAGGCGGCGACTACCTTGGCCGTGTGATTATTTCGTTCGTCAAAATGCCGACCACACAGGAGGCCGTTGCGGAATTCGCTAAGACAGCTCCGCTGGCTGCCAAGCTGGTAGGGGAATACGGCGCTGAAATCATCACTGATAAGGAAGAGCGTCTGGGCGATGTCCCAGTGGGGAGTATAGTTTATTCCAACATCAATCGCCGTACCTACAAGATCGTAAAGCGCTGTAAGAATTACACGGAAGTTTTTTGCGTCGAAGAGTCGAACGATAATAATACTCGTATGATGAAAAACGACTACCTGGTGGTCGTAAAGAGGTGTGGCGAGGGTAAGGACCTATTTACTGGAGCGTTGGTGGACCGCGTTAAGGCAACCACCAACCAAGAACGCAACGACTCCAATTTCTTAGTGGGCTTCACCGACACAGACGAGGGCGTAGAAATGTCCATAAGTCGTACTGGCTCGGTTTGGAAGAAATCGTCGGTATATACTCGTGAGCAGTTACGCCAGCTATCTGACGCCATCAACGCCTACCTCGCCAAATAAAATAGTCAAAACCGCAAAACCAAATAGCACGATGAAAACGTATCGTATCAACCAATTCAGAACCAAGGAGGCCGTCATGGACGCTATCATCGAGGTCTTCAAACGTCGCGAGGACTGGACCGAAGCTGAGGCCCGTCGTACCGGCATCAACCCCGAACCTACGTTCAAGGCTCAAAAGGCGTACGATCTGGCATTCCAGTCGATGGGTGGTAATTCGTTCCGGGTGGGTGAGTACCAGAAATCAAAGCGCGAAATGGTCAAATACCTGAACGATATGGAGTCGCTGTTCCGCGACGCTCGCCTGGAATGGTTCCGTTTCTACACCCAGCACTGCTATCTTTCCACCGACGCCGGAAAGAGCGAACACGAAGCCCTGCGTGAAAAGATTAACACCTATCACGCCGCCGTCGAGGAGTTAACGAATAATTTCTCCCGCGATTTGGTTGAGTTCCTGGAAAAGAACCGTAACTGCGTCGACTGGCGTGTGGCGCGGTATAGCGAGAACTCCGTAACGTTTGGGTTGGTGGACGCAGAAGGTAAAATCGACCAGCGATCGGCGTTGACTTTTCACATCTATCGTGGCGTTACCGGCAACGACGAACCCACGTTGGTGACGGCAGTCGAGAATCAAGGGCGGTTTTCGTGCGAAGAGGTGGGACCGCAGTTCGTCCGATATGCGTGGATGGGCCTACTGCTGTTGGACGACCGCCTAAAATCGCTTAAAGAGGCGATGGTAAGGTACGGGTCCGGCGTAAGTGAGATGACGACTGCCATCAACACCGCCAACGTTCAACTACGTGAACTCGGCTTGGCGGACTACGAAGCCCGCTTCGAAGCGTACGAACTTCAAAACTGGTAAGCCATGAAACCTGAAACCCGCGTAAATCTTTACATCGTCAATGCCGACGCCAACAGCGACCTACGCGATATGAGTGAAAACGAACGTCATATTGTCGAAGAGCGACGGCTGATAATGGCACGTGAGCTGCTGCCCGATCCTAACATCTTCACCCACGTACTTATCAACGGCGAACGACGTAACGCCATAGCGGTCAATAACATTACACACCGCGAGGCAACCGAGGCATGGTATCGCGTAGGAGTGACGTTTGGCGACTTCAACCCCGAGCGCCAGATGTTCGAGAAAGTGGAAATCGAAGTTTAACCCCCTAATACAACGAATTATGGCACCTAACCGAGTAACCCGCGCCACGGCCATGGCTACGGCCCGTGACTACGCTAAAACCCATTCCAAGGAGGCTCTCCGCGTACAGGTAGCCCTGTACCGCGACCAGGTAAAATCACTCAACCGCGCTAAGGCCAACGCCAGCGAAGAAGAAGTTCGTCGGTTGTGTGAACGTATAGCCGCCACCCGTGAACTGCTACGGGCATTCGAGAAGGAAGCCGCCCAATAACCGAAGTTAAACAAACCATTCAAAATACAGTACAACAAAATGGAAACAAACGCAATTATCACCGTCTTCAACGCCCAGGAGGCGTTACCCATCAACGACGAAGCACGTATCACCAAGGCTCAGGTCCTGTTCCTGTACGCTGCGGCCAACGCTGCTGCCGACCGTCCGAGTATCATCCGTGTTGACGAGGGTCCGCTGCCTTTCACTGACGTAGCTGAGGCTGCTCCGCGTTATGGCGAAATTCGTCAGTGGCTGGGAACGTTCCTGGATAACAACCTGGTGTTTAGGGCGGTGATACCTATCAGCGATGGCGCCACGGTCGTCAGCGAAATCAAGCGTCTGTCGCACGAATGTACCGACGCCGGATTGATGGAGTTCTGCCCTGACGACGATGCGCTTTACTTCACCGCCCTTGGCGCCAAGGCTATCGAAAAATACGGCCCGGTGCTGGATGAGGAGTGGCGCGTTATCGAACGTACGATACTGGAGATCGTCAACGAACGTTACGGCCACTGTGGCATCGGTGTGGAGAAAATTGCTCAACACGTCCCCACTACCAATCCGCGCGAACTCTACGGTCAGTTCGTGTTGGTAGATCAGGACCTGATGGGCGCTACGTATCGCCGCACCGACGGTGTGCTATTGGTCAACGTGTTTGGCGTTGGTACGTTCCTGGTAGAGAAACTGGTCGCTTTCAACGTACCGCTGCTGGCTACGTTGGCTGATGAGGGTTGGCTCCGTACCAATCCTGACGGCATTCAACAAGAGTACCACGCACGTTTTCGTACTCAGTCGGAGGCTTTTCGTCGCGAACACGGTATCCCTGACCCTGACGAAGAGGAACAACCCACTTTCGCTCCCCAGGATAACCCCATGGCGGCGTTGGCTGCGATGTTAGGTCGTGAGCTGGAGTCCAAGGTAGGGCTGAAGCGTATTGACGTCCCCACCGATGGTAGCGAGCCTCAGGTGACGGACCTGGACGACAAGGTCGCTGATGCTGAAGCTGTGTTGAAAGCCGACGAAAAGCCTGTATCGTAACACGTTTGCGTTTCGCCTACTGCAGAGAGCCGCTCCTGATTGTTGGGGACGGCTCTCTTGCTCTTGTATTCTGTCGATAATCTGTTTCTGGTACACCTACCTCACCTGAGATATTTTAGATCGTCAAATCGCCTAAAAACGATTGGCGTAAAACTGCTGTTGAGGAGATGTTGTAAAACGATGTTTTGGCGATTTATTTTGTGCTCTTGGAAGATTTTCGCGTTATTTTTGACGTTCTCCAAGACCTCTGTTGGCGATTTCCCCCTATGGTTCTCCCCCTTTCTTCCCCTGATGGTTTTTCTCCTCCCCCCACCCCTCTACTTTTCCTTTACCCCCTATAATCCCCCTTTTCCTTACCCCCAATTTCCGGTGTAAAGAGAAAAAAACACTTCTCTTTACACTTTCCAGGCCCTCACGTGCCCCCGCGCGCGTGCATGCACACATTCGAGAACGCGCACAAGCAAACACCGTCTTTCCAGCACGCCAAAGCACTGCGTCGAACCGCCAACGTTATTGAGTTCGTAAAACCTACCACGACTATGGAACAAGAAGCTAAACAACATCCCTACATCGGCCATATCGCCCGCAGTATGCAGCATATGGCTTATGAATACGCCAAACAGATAATCACACGCCAACTCGACGTCAAGACTATCACCGTTGGCAGCACCAACGGTTTTGAACTCACGCTCACCGATAAGCGCCAACAGCAAACGGCCAAAGTACAAACGGGAACCAAGCAATTTCGCCCCATCCTCACTGCTGCCCAGGCCCGTGAATTTACCGCCTGGGCTCAGCGTAACCTGAACTACGAAATCGACGAAGACCTTTGGCTTGGCGAATGGATTTACGAAGTGGCGTTGGCTGACGTTGAGTTTGGAATCCAAAAAGCTGCCGCCAAAGGAAAACGCGAATTCTTCGAAGAAGACGCCAACGGCAATCGGTTGAAATACGTCGCTAAGCGGTTGAAGGAACAAGGTTACGAAGTAACGATAGACGAAGTTTACAAAACCGAAACTGTGGGCTTAGACCGTACGAGGAAATATTTTGCCTATTTCCGGATGATGGTCAAATGGTAAAATCCTTAACACGATGAAACGCCTGATTCGTTGGATAATCAATTGGCTCTACGCCGAAGAAATCACCGCCTTGGTGCAAGAGGCGGTCGATGACGAATTCGAAGCTACATGGCCTGAGGCATTTCGCCAGCGTCCTGAACGCAAATCGTCCATCATCCCTCAAGAAATTTGGGCTGCGGTAATACTTCATCTTCCAAATCACGCCGAAGTAATTCACGCCAATTGGGAAGACAACACGCATCACGTTTTGACGAAAACGGTGAATCTCGTCAATTTTACCTACATTCGCGAATTCCAACTTACGATGGACGCCTATCGTATTCGTTTGGAACCCGCTCAGCGTCGTGATGAGATATTCTGTGGCCGATACGCCCACCTGCTTCAGGTTCAAGTACGGCTGCCGGGTAATTACAACTCCCCGGAGGCTGATTACGCGTTGGAATTTTCGCTTATGCAGTATCGCCTCACCGGGCCTGACGTAGGAGGAGCGGTTCCGTATTGGCGCTGTAACACCCGACTTGATATTATTCACGCCTTTACCAGCGAAATGTTGGCAGGCATAGAACGAGGATTAAAACATTTTCAAGATGAGTGAATTCTTCCACACCGGACGTTTCGATCAGCAGGATGCCGAACCTACACGTACCGAGCAGTTAGAACGCCAAAAGCAGGAACAACGCTATTTGAGTTCATCCACGCTGCTTCCGGGAATGAGGTTATTTGAGTTCAACTATAAGACCGGAGAATGTAGGGAAATTGATACCACAACAACACTGGAATTAGACGTCACCACCGGGAAACCGACTACGCGTCGTGCTGTTAAGGTTCAATACAACCCCGACTGTGTTTACTTACAGGCCCTCAACCCCCGTAACGCCATGCGTAAGTTGGTGAAGGCCGGATACGTCAAAATGGTGAAACAAGATGGTAAAGGTCCGCACGTCGAAAATTGACGAAAAACAGCCGCCTGAAAAGGCTCATAAGATACCTCGCGGCGCCAATGGCCTACCGCTGTTTGGCGATAAGTCCGTAGCGGTAAAGACACGCCCGTACGACGCCGAACGTAACGCCGACGATGGCCCAGACTACGATATGTCGTTAACCGACTTCCTGGGTCACGCTGACGAAGTGACGAATAAAAAACGCTTGAATGGCGTGTTTATTGAGTTGGGCGATGTCGTGGTCCCGTGGTACGCCATCCGGTCGATAGTCCGCGTAGATCGATATAACGACTCACAACAACGCTTCGAATACGGCATCGTCCTTAACCACGACACTATGGCTGCGGAAGGTGATAATTTCTCCGAATGGTGGATAAACCCCGAAGCCCGCGACGCTGCTTGGAATTCGTTACGTTCACAGCTGGTAGAATTAGGAATTACCATCGCTTCGACAAAGGTTTAACAAACCCCATATTTATCAACAATCAAAATTATCGTACAATGAAAGTGCAAGATTTTTACGGTGCTTTGGCCGCCAAGGCTGACACCACCAAGGCCCAGGCGATTGCTTTCGTCCGCGCTCTGGAAGAGATTCTCACCGAGGAGGTTCGTGACAAGGGCGAAACCATCGTCATCGGTAAGGTGGGAAAGTTCGTCCTCAAGGACCAGCCGTCGCGTATGGCGCGTAACCCGCAGACGGGCGTTACGGCTCCCACCGACCCCTACAAGACCATCCAGTTCCGCCCGGCGTACAGTTTCCGCGCCTACGGCAAAAAGGCTAAGAAATAGCCCGTAACTGGTAACACAGTTCGCTTTCGCACGTCCGCCAGGGAGGTGGTTTGCCCTGGCGGATTTTTAGTTACTTTCGCTTCAACGTTATATTATCTGAAACGAGGAAATGCCGCTTAACGCCAAGCAATGAAGAGTTAGGTTTTCAGCGAGTGTAGTTTCTTTTCCGACCGCGGTGTTTCCTCTACTTTGGCCAGAAGAGCGCTGGGGAGTCAAAGAGTGGCCACGAATTACTCCATACAGTATCTCGTCCCGACGTCCAGTCGGCTGGCACCAATACCCAGGCTGGTGGGTTAAGTCAGGCCTCAAAACGTATAAGTCCTGACACCAGCAACAAAATTGTCTCCAAGGCAGCAACGCAGACTTCCTCCATAGCGAGCGCCGGAGCGGAGGAGACAGACTCTATAAGGGGAAGAGTATAAGCGATGCGTCGTGCCCCTTAACTGACCTGTGGTGTAATGGTAACACATCGGATTTTGGTTCCGGTGTTGGAGGTTCGAATCCTTCCGGGTCAACAAGAAGCCCCAATTAAAACCGCGTGCGGCAGACGCGGCCCGAAAGTCCATGGGTGAGGGGCTTTTTTAAGAAATTTCGTTCGTCATCGTTGTGGCAGTTCGCCCGGCCGGCACAGGGGAGCACCAATAGGAACGACAACCGACGAACACGGGGTGTGAAATATCGCCCCGACCTTAAATCCTCATTTTAGAGGCATGTATGTCGTTCAAATTTTCACCCCCGACCGCCCCACAGTAGTGATGTAGAGGGGCGGTTTTATTTTACAACTATAAGGATGGAAAAGACTAATTAAATGAAGATAGGAATAATATACAAATTAACCATTTTAGCGAAGTACAAGTTCTACGGACAACGCCCCTTTTATGTAGGTCAACACTGGGGAATAGAAGACTTCAACTCGTATTTTGGCGGAGGTGCAATTTGGAACGATTTTCTAAATACCGTCAAAAAGGATTATCCGCTTCACTGGAAAAAGTTTGTTCGGCGTGAAATTTTATATCAAGGCGCGTGTGATCAACGCGCGTTGGACTTTCTCGAACAGTATTACATAAAGCGCGAAATGGCACATTATACCGAGGAGAAAGGCGGTTGCAACGTTTTACGTGGTACGGCTAATGCGTTTGGCGCCGGGAGTCCGATGAAGGACGAAAATTGCAAAAGAAAGCAGGCAGAATCGTTGAAAAGATATTATTCCAAGCACGGTCATCCGTGTGTTGGTAAAAAGGCGGCTCCTGAAACGAGAAAGCGATTGAGCGATTCACACAAGGGGAAGAAATTGCCACGAGAAACGGTTGAAAAGATACGTAAAGCCAATACCGGGAAGAAACGAACGCCTGAATTTTGCGAGTTGATGCGTGAAATGTGGCGTAAACGGAAAGAAGCGGGGTATGTGCCAAAGAATAGAGGGCGAAAAGTCCCCAGGGAAATAGTTGAAAAACGAGCCGCAGGGGTACGTAAATATTATGCCGAACACGCTTCATCGTTTTTAGGTAAACACCACACCGAGGCTACAAGGTTAAAAATTAGTGAAGCGAATAAAGGCAAGAAATTACCGCCTTTTTCAGCTGAAACGAAATTAAAGATGAGCCAATCAGCCAAAAAGGCGTGGGCAATTAGAAAACAACAAAATAATTACAATGCGTCGTTCGAATTATCTTGTAATGGACACTGAAACCGGGGGTCTGGACCCCGCACAGAACCCCATAACGTCGTTTGCAGCCGTTGTGTTAGATTTTAACACCCTGAAAGAGGTAGACCGCTGGGAAACCTACGTTAAGCCCTACAACGACCTCCAAATAACGAAAGAATCCATCCAAAAGACGATGGTGAATATGGCCGAGGTGAATCGCGGTATGGAGTTAAATGCGTTTATCGATGCGTTTATGCGGTTCTGTACCCAGAATTTCGCCGATACCAAGGGTAAGGACCAGCGGCGGTTGGTAGCCGTGGGCCACAACGTGATGTTCGACGTGGGGATGTTGGAAGCGGCGTTCTACTATTCCGTACACGGTAAAAAGCAGAGCCTGTTTAACTACATCCAGGATCAGACGCTGGATACGATGTATCTCTCCAAAATGATGTACGGTCTGACGGGCGACGAGAAAATGACTCTTGGCGCCACGTGTGAACGCGCGGGGATTATACTTACCGACGCCCATGGCGCGATGAACGACGTGGAAGCCACGGCCGAGTATTTTCGCTACTGCGTGCGGCGGTTACGCGCCACGGGCGATATGTCATCCGCCACCGAGAAAAAGTCTCGCCGTCGCGGTAACGAGTTCTTCGAGTTTAAGTGCGCCAAGTAGAAACAGCCAACGTTATACAGTGTGTCTAACAACAAAACTGTACAACGATGAAACAAGAACTTTTCGAAAAAGGCGTCAAGGCGGCCATTGCCGACATCTTAGAACGTTCGCTTAACAAATGGGTTAGTGTGATGGAACCTGGCGCGTCGTTTGGTGCTATCCTCACTAAGAACGGCATCAGCCCCAAGGTATCGCCGGCGCTGTTCAAAGTACTTTCCAGCGTGGGTATTATCCAACGCGAAGGCGTGAAGTCAACGATCAGATATCGTTACGTCCCCACCTCCGTCGCTATCCCTGATCTCGATAAATTGGCGGCGCAGGTTTGGTTGGAGAATCAAGACTACAGCCGCGCGAAACGTGCTACTTCAAGGCAAAAACATGTAACCCCCCCGTGCGACGTCAACCAGAACGGAAAGGCCACGCGCCTCAAGGGCAATCTGCTGCCTAACGTTGGCGATTCGCGCTATATACTGTCGGCCAACGAAGGGGTTATCGAAATCATCGAGGTCAAGGTCGTTGGTGTTATGCGCGACCCTGAAGACGGGCGGTATGCGTTTCACGTGGTGTATCGCCTACCGGAGGACGACGAACTGAAATACATGGCGAGGTTGCCGCTGCACGATCTCTACGCCCGACCTGAAGACGTGTACGCGCATTTGTCACAGACTATAGTACGTTTCCGCGGTGAGTTGTTTCCAACTATAAAACGAGAAACCGTAAAACAAAATGGCAGATAACGCACGTGTCGCTCAAACGCCCGAGGAGGTAGAAGCGACAAAACAGTACACCGAAAAGGACGAAAACCGCCAACTGGCCTTTTCCAAAGCACTCGAATTGCTTCGTATTTTGTGTAAAGACGCTTTGGAACGAGAGATGATAGCCCAGCACACTTTCACTCGTACAGAGGTTGTAAAGAAAACGACGCTTTCGCACCGTAAAGCGTTGGACCTGTTGGAGACGCTTCAGACGTTCGGTTACGTCGATATAATGGACGCCAACAAGACAAAATTCTGCTTCACTTTTAACGCCGACGACCGCGCAGCGGTCCATAAGGCCAAGATTATACAGCTGACTACGCTGCTCGGGACAGCTATCGAGAGTTACAACTCCGTGCTCTTGAAAGAATACCCCGAAGAGACGTACCAGCGCGAGACCCTGGAAATGGAACGTTACCTCGTCCAGGCGTTGAATTTGAAGAGATGAGTTTTGTTGTGGACCCGGTAACACCCAGAGGGAATCGAGACCCCTTTGGGTGTTGCTATTAATACCGAATCTATGATACCTCAGATTGTGGCCCCCTCGGTCACGCACCGTTTGGCTTGTTTAGACCTCGTTGATGAAATAATCGAGGGTATGGACGAGCGCGGCCTGAACGAGATGATGAGTGGCGATATACACGACGTTGATACGATATTCGATGCCTTGATGGAAGACACGTATCGTATTATGTACACGGGTGACACGTCGATTGACTTCAAACCCCGCTACGAAGAGAACGTTTCGGCTGTCGTTGAAGATACCCTACGATGCGCCAATTTGACGTATTTCATCACCTCCGTCATCCCCGACTTCCAGTTGTCGTGGCATCACCTGGAATGGGGCGAGTTAGTACACCAACACAAGAAATTGTGTATCAACGCTGCTCGTGACCACGGAAAATGTGAAGCCGTCGGAACCCCCGTCCGGATGTACGACGGAACTATCAAAAAGGTCGAAGATGTGGTGGTTGGCGACCTGTTGATGGGTATCGACTCTAAACCCCGCCGCGTGGTTGCTACACGCCGCGGTCACGATTCCCTGATGTACCGTATCGACCAGTCGCGCGGTGATAGCTATACCGTCAATTCACGCCACATTTGTACGCTGATCGAGAAGGACCGCAACGGTTCCATCGCTACGGCGTCGAAGCGGATAGTGGATATTGATATTCCAACGCTCTTGAGTAAGACCCCGAACAGGGTGAAGGAACGCTACCGCGGTTTCAAGGTGGCGGTGCAGTACCCCGCGCGACCTGTGGGGCTGGAACCGTATTTCTTGGGGTACTGGTTAGGCGACGGCAACTCCAACAACCAGAAAATCACCACCGCCGACCCCGAAGTGTGTGAGTACTTACGCTCCTACGCCGAGCGCTTGGGGCTTCACTATGGCCAAAATGGTATGGTGGTGACGCTTGGAATTGACATTCGTGGCCGCGGTAAGCGTAACCCGCTGGAAAGAATGCTCAAGGGCTACGACCTGCTCTACAATAAGCACATTCCGGAGCAGTACTTAGTCAACAGCGAGGAGGTCCGTCTCCAGATGTTGGCCGGGTTGATTGATTCCGACGGTAACTACTGGCAGGGCGGTTATCACTTCGGTAACACGAACTACCAGTTGGTGTGTGACGTGAAGAATTTGGCCGACAGCCTTGGCTTCTGTACCCGAATGGGCGGTGGAACGCGGTATTGTAAAGCGTTAGACCGCGACTATTCGTCGTGGTGTGTGACTATTTCTGGTGAATTGGACCGCATCCCAGTAAAGATCGCTCGTAAAAAGGTCCAAACCGACTGGGCCGCCAAGACATCACACAAGGACTGGGGAACTATCGATGGCGTACACCCTACGGTGGTATCGTCGTTGAAGATTACGTCCGTTGGTGAGGGCGATTACATATCTATCACCACCGACGGCGACCACCGCTTCGTGCTGGGCGACGGTACGGTCACACACAACTCGTTCTATTTCTCCAACGCCTACGCCGCGTGGCAATTATACCGCTACAAGAAGCCGTCAACAACCCGTTATTCGAAACGCCCCACGGCGGCTTCGTCGAATCGTGGGTTTTTGTTTTCGTTCTCGTTACAACAGAGCGTTGACCTTTTGGAGATTCTGAAAGGCACTATCGAGGAAAACGAGATATTGAAGGAGCGGCTGTTCCCTCAGTCCACGGCTAACAACTGGTCGGCTACCAATATCGTGTGTCGTAACGGAGCACGTTTGACGGGAAAGGGCTTTGGCTCTTCGGTGCGTGGTGCTCACCCGTATTGGATTATCGTAGATGACGGCCTGAAGGACAACGTCATCTACTCCAGTCTCCAGCGAAATAAGTCCACCGACTATTTCCACTCCGTAATTATGAACATGCTCGTACCCGGTGGCCAGATTATCGTCGTCGGTACGCCGTTCCACGCCGAGGACCTTTACGGCGACCTGAAGACCAAGAACGGTTGGTTCGTTATCGAGTATCCAGCCATCTTCCCTGACGGACGAATTCTTTGGCCTCAGCGTTGGTCGTTTAAGGACCTGATGGATAAAAAGGAGACTCAGGGTTCAATCATCTTTTCACGCGAGAACCTTTGTCGCCCGATTACTAACGAATCGTCAATCTTCCCGATGGAAATCCTCACACGTTCGTTACTGCGGATGGAAAATTACACGTTGGTTGATTCGCGCGAAGAATTCCCCATTAAGTTCTCTAAAGTGGTTGTCGGGTGCGACTTCGCTATTTCAGCCAACGTCGGCGCCGACTACGCCGTATTCAGCGTATGGGGTATTGACGAATTGACCGACGAGCGCTGGCTGTTGCACCTCTACCGTGAAAAAGGTGCCAAGTTTTTCGAGCAGATGAACGTTCTGCGCCGTATCAACTCCCGCTTCCGGCCTGACCTTATCGTGATGGAGAATAACACATTCCAACAGATATTCGTCGAGACAGCCGACACCGAGGGTATGCCCGTTATTGGTCACACTACGGGAATTGATAAGTACGACCTGAAGACCGGATGGCCGCACCTTTCGACGTTGTTCGAGCGCGGCAAAATCCACATCCCGATAGGTAACGTTTATTCTCAGCAGGTCAAGGACCTCATCTTCCAAGACCTCGGTTCCGTTGCCTTTACCGAAAAAGGGCTGGAGAGTGTCGGTAGTCACGATGATATTTCGTCGTCGTTTTGGCTGGCCGACTTGGCGGCGTCGCGTATGACTACCGGATTTAAATTCGATATGTTAGGTTAGCGCCATCGTTTTAAGTGATATGAAAACTCTGATAGCACTATTCACCCGTGGTCGTATTGACCGCCAGAAAACCCTCCAGCGCCTAACGCCTGAGGCCCGTCGCCGCGTAACGGTATTCTGTCACCCTGGCGAATTGGCCGCTCACCAACGCAACTGGGGTGGTAAGGTTGCCGCCATCGAGGAATACAGTACGGTATGTCGCGGTGTAGGCGACATACGAGACTACATTGTTGTAGAGGCCGCTGATAGGGGATTTGGCGGAGTCTTTTTCTTAGACGATAACGTGTCTTTCTCACTGCGTTTAGACGATGCCAAGACCCCTGTAGTGGTAAACAACGACAATTTCACCGTCGAGGCCCAGGAATACATCTATTCGATGATGTTTGACTGGGTAGCGGAGCAGTTGGACACCTACGCCGTGGCGGCTCTTTCGTATAGGCCATTCAACCGCGATAAGACGCACGACGTACAAATCAACGGGCGGTTCTTCTCCATTTGGGGACTGAATATTGAGCAATATCTGAGTCAGCCTGTGAGGTTCAGCGATTGGCCTATAAAGGAGGATTTTGCCTTGGCTTGTGGTCTGCGCCGGGCTGGGTTGGATAACGTGGTTTCGTATCAGTATTCGTTCGATAAAATGACAGGAGCCAACGCCGCTGGCGGTTGTTCTGTGTACCGAACTATCGAGAACTCCAACGCCGAGTCACAACGTTTAAGGGAAAAGTTCCCTGAATACATCACACTCCGCACCAAGAAGTGTACCAACTGGGGTGGCGAGATGAAGGATCGTGAAATGATAGAAGTCAAATTACACTTAAAAGGATACAAGAAATGACCGTAAAATTCAAGAAAGTACACCCTGAAGCCGTGCTGCCGACGTATGCTCATCCTGATGGTGAGGATAACGGCCTGGACCTCGTGGCTGTAACCGTAAAGGAAACTGAAGATTACATCGAATACGATACCGGCATCGCCGTCGAAATTCCCAGGGGGTATTGCGGGTTGCTGGTCCCGAATTCGCGTTGTTCAAAAATGGACCTGGTGATGTGTAATGCTCCAGGGGTTATCGACCCTGGCTACCGCGGCACGATGCGTGCTCGTTACAAGAAGACGTGGCATTTGCCTACGCTGGTTCACAGGTTCTTCAAGAGCGTTTGTGGATTACTTTCCAACGTCTTCGGTGAGGTTGCGGGGATGAAGCCTCAAAACGTGAATCTGAGCACCAAGGAATTTAAGGCAGGAGACGTTGTAGCCCAGTTGGTCATCGTCCCTGCGCCGTATATTGAAGTGGAGGAAACCGACACGTTGACGCCTTCGATGCGCGACGCCGGAGGGTTCGGTTCAACGATTAAATAGCCATGAAAACGATTCTCTTACATAACCCCGCCAAACAGGATAACGTCGAAGCGATGGCTGACGCGTTAGTAGAGTCGATGCGTTACGCCAATAACGCGGTTGATTATCCTGATATTTCCAAGGCCAGACCCGATGACGGCGTTCCGGCCGAGTGGTTCTACAAGGCATACGTCGGTACGGCTCCCACGTCGGAACTCACGGCCATTCTCCAGTACACGCAGCAGCGGATGCTCTTCGACGAAATTGGCGAAACGTTCCTCGGCATCGCCCTTACTGAGATGAAGCACTACGACCGATTAGGCGACTTCATTAACCACATCGGGGGTAACGTATCACGACCTGCATTTTCGGCAGCCAAAGTGGACATTACGACTAAAAGCGCAGCCGAAGCTGTTCAGATTAATATCGTCGCCGAAGAAGACACAATTTCTGCGTATGAAAAACTCAGTCAGCGTATTCAAGCCAACAACCCTACGCCGACTGTAACTTCCGCGTTGGCTATCCAACTCATTAATAAGATCGTTGCCGACGAGCACGTGCACGTCCGTTTGTTGGTGGAGTTGGCACGCTCTCTCGGCGAGGAAGATGCTACATTATGAAAGCCGATCGCCAGAAATATACCTTGTTACTATTAGCCGCTGTAAAGCGTATCGAAGCCGAACGCCCAGGTGTCATAGCCTGGGCGTCTCATCAAGAGCGGTGGTGGGAGTTGTGTGTTAGCGATTATGATTTTTATCGCAGTGAGGAATTCGCGCGTATAAAGGAGGTGTATCGCCGAGCGTTGGCGTGTGCAGGTGGTGGTAAGCTGATATTCTGCTATGCCAAACCTGATGCCGAACGGTTGTACGAATTGGAGTTGAAAGGTGATTTGGTGATGGATTGTTGAAAATTTTTTCAAATTCTCTTGGAGAATCCGATTTTTCGCCGTACCTTCGCTCTTGGAAAAGAAATCGTAAAACAAAATTGTTATGGAAACTACACAAGACATCAACTCCATCCTTTCGAAACTGAAGAAACTGCAGCGGCTCTACGAAGGAGCAAAAGCCATCAATTCCGAGGCTGAGGCCGCCAACGCCGCCGCTAAAATTCAGAATCTCCTCACCCAGTACAACCTTTCGATGGCCGATTTGGACTCGGTAGCCGACAACGAGCAGGCGACTAACGTCGTTGAAGAAAAACTCGGCGACAACTGGGCTCGTAAGTGTGGCGGTTTCTGGGACCAGCTTCTGCTGTACGGAATTTGTAAGTACAATTTCTGCTACGTGATAGTCAGCAGGCGTCATGAGTACCGCGTAAACCGTAACGGCAACGAGGTGCGTGAACAGCGCCAAAAGTATATCGTTATCGGCGAGCCGCATAATATCGAGGTCGTAAAATGGCTGTTTGACGTGTTGGCGAGCCAGTTGTACCGTTTGGCACTGAAACGTTACGAGGAGTACCGCAATGACGATTCGCAGGCGCTGATGCGGGTATTTACGGGCGAAAAGCGGATGCACCGCGGTACGTTCTTGAGGTCGTATTTGGCCGGGGCAGCTAAAGGCGTTCAGAATCGTCTTAAAGAAGAGCGTGATCGCGAACTCCAGGCTCAGGTACAAGTGAACGCGCTGGTGCTGCGTACGGACCAGAAATTGAACGACTACGTGGCTGAGAATTACAAGAATTTACGCTCCGCCCGCCCAGGGCATATTGGCAGTAGCCACGCTATGTCGATGGGTTTTGAGGATGATCGCAAGGTTAATATAACCCGCGGCGGTATCGCTGCTTCGAATACCAACTCTAACCAGATAGCGCAATGAAAATAAACCTCGTATTTGACGGGAATTTCCTGTACCACCTGTCGTTCTCGATATTTTCGACGTACTACCGCAACGAAGACCTCTGTGAGGTCTTGGACGACCGCGAAAAGCGCCAGGTTCTGATACGTAAATGCGTGATGAACCTGTGCGCCGCGGTACGGCGGTTTGGCGATGACGTAAACCGCGTGGTGGTAGTCATCGACTCCCACTCGTGGCGACGCGAGGTGTACGACGACTACAAGTACGCCCTCACGCGGGTGAAGGAACCGTGGAGCGACGCATTTGTAGAGGTTCTGGGTGAATTTGAAGCGTTACTGCGTAAACGCGGGTTAATCGTTACTCGCGTACCGGGCGCTGAGGGCGACGACCTGATGATGTTGTGGGCTTTCGCGCTGGACGAACTCCCTGATGAAGAAACCGTAATTCTCACGGCCGATAGCGATATTCGCCAGTTGATAACGCCAACGGTTTCGGTCTTCAACTACAACTCCAAGTTCATGAAATTCTACGTCTTTCCAGGGAAAGAGGGTTTTTGGAACGAACGCTTGGATGCTGACATCCAGGTCCTCACGACCGAGGCGTTGGAGGTTTTGCTGTATAAGGTGTTGATGGGCGATAAGTCGGATAATATCCCCAAGGTACGGCGCGGCTTCGGCGATAAGGCGTTCAACCGTTTTATCGACTCGTTGAAAGGGGAACTGAACGGGCGTTTGCCGTCACTGACCGTATTTCAGGGGTACAGTTCTACGAAGATGGCGCTGTGGATTCAATCCAAGTTCGAGAAATTCCTGGGTACGCCGCTGAGTACCGAAGAAATCGGGCAAATTCTGTTCAACGTTCAGTTGACTTGGCTGTCGCCGTCGGTTTACGGCCCGCGTCAGGAAGAACTGCTAATAGCGATGGCCGAGGAAATAGCCAACACGAAGGATTCGTACAACTATAAAAAGGCGTACACGCTTGAAGACTTCTACGGAATGTTAATAAAGTGATTAACCAAAGATAAGACGCTATGAAAAAGTGGATGTGGATTCTGATTATCGCGGTGGTCTTGACGATTGCTGCGGTAGTTTACGCCCATGAGGCGAAGATTATCCACACGCTGGTAGCTATCCTCTCGTTTGTGTCGGGAGTGGTGGCTCACTGGGCGTGGGGCAAATACGTGGCCGCTAAGGCCGTTAAACAGGTAAGTGGCGATGGAAAACATTCGTGACATCATCCTCGGTGCTCGGGCTGAACGCCAGGAGCACATGCTGAAAGGATTCGCCCCGGTGGCCGACGAAACCGAGAGCGACAAGGTTGAAAAGGGCGATAACGTCTTCGAGAAGATGGCCGACGCTATCGAGAAGTCGTGTTCCGACGACGCCGAAGAAGCCCCCCAGGCCGAAATCGAAAAGTCGGACATCATGAACGCCATCAGCGGTTACGATTCCAACATCAAGTTCGGTAAACTGGGTAAGGAAATCAAGGCCAAACTCAAGGCCGAGGTCCTTCCGTCGCTTAACGCCAAACTGCAGGTGCTTTCGGCCGAAATCGAGAGTAAACTCCAGGAGTGTGGCGGCGTACCTACTGAAAGCGTTCCCGCGTGGTGGACGGCCGAAATCAAGATGGAGTTGCCGTTCCGTATCTTCAGCTGGCAAGACCGTGATTGCAGCCCCGGTCCTCAACTGGCCGGCACGCTTGTCGGCGAGGAAAAAGAGAACCCGGTTACTCCCGAAATGTGCCGTTGCCGCGAGGAGTACAACGAAAAGGTACGCGAATACGCCAATGTGGCTACCGACATCAAGGCGTGTGAAATTCTCGAGACCAATCTTTCCGACAACGAACGCTACCAGCTGTCGCTTCGTCAACTGACGGTGTTCGGGTTTTAGTTTCTTTTTCTGTTTCCATTTTGTTAGGTGGTTAGGACAGCGGCCCCGATTCGTAAGCGTTTCGGGGCCAAAGTTTTTAACCGTATGAACGCATGGAGATATTTCAAAATAGGTGACATCGTGACGGACCCCGAGGTATGGGGCCGGACGACTTTTGTAATACGCTCGTTTCACGGCAACGACTACTGCCCATTAATCGCTGCAGAGTCCCTGAAACCAATCCGCGGTAAACGCATAAGGGTAAACCTCGGTGTACCTGAAACGCGACTTGTAAACGCCCCAAAACGTCCGTTGATGAAGATTGCGGATGATACGTTACGGCGGCTGGTCGGAAAAAGCACGGAAGCGCGGCGTGAATTGTTGATTAGAACTTATCGTAAGCAAAATGGCGACATTTGACCATTACCCCTGGGCTGATAAACTACCCGCCGCCACACTCGACGTCAGCGAGGAGCACTATCACGAGTTCTTCCGCACGATGTTTGAGCGCCAGATGATATGGAAGCGGCGGTTCCTGGACCAGAAGCCACGTCCGTGGACTGATGATCCTATATTACGCGATTACAAATTCACCAATGTGTATCGTGAACTGGATCGTAATTCGCAGTGGCAGATACGTAATATCTTGCTGGATGACGAACTGACGCTGACGAATCTGGTGTGGAAGATGATGGTGTTCCGGTATTTCAACAACCCCCCGACGTTTGAATACGCTCGTGAAAAGTACGGCTGGGGAGCAGGCATTCCGGATTATAACCAATACGACGAGGACCGCTTTGCGGAAATGATAACGTCGTACCGTGCCACAGGCAACAACCCCTACACCACAGCCTACCTCATCAATTCGATGGCCACGCCCGGTAAACCGCGTGACTACTGCTACACGCATTTGGTGGTGCCTACGCTTCATCGTCGGTTAGGCGAACTGATGCGGACGGTGTTGAC